AGATTGAAGAGCGCCCTGATGGAAGAAATCCTGCCGATTGAAGTATTGAAAGTGAAATCTGCGGCACAATGGCGTGCGGTCCAGATGTGCTCACTGTGTAAGGCGCCATGCGTCGCTGCGTTCGCGCCTGGTGGCCTGTAGCCGCTCGTGATATCCATGGGTTCATCGATGAAAGCGCGGATCGGCTCGAGGACCAGCGTGCAGAACTCTATCGCCACATCCACGCACTCTGCCGGAATCGGCGCGTCCATCTCGAATTCGCTGCTATCGAAGTGCTCAGAAAACTGCATCAGTACTGTCCCTCTCTCGGCTTGCGCCTGCCCTCGTTGTCCCGATGCCTCTCTTTTACCAGATACTCGAGAAGCTCTGTAGCGCCATCGAGCTTCCTTAGAAGAAGATCTCTCGCATCCGAGTCGATCATGTGCTCTTTGCGCCAAACTTCAAGATTGGCGATTCGCCACTCGAGATCCTTTTTGGCTTCCAACTGCGCTTCTTTTGCAGCACTTTGCGCTCTCCAAAAATTGATAAGCGCGAGTGCGAAAAGAAAGAACGTAATCACGTTCCCCAGCGTGATCGTGCCGTCCCAGTGGATCCCCATTAAGTGGCCCCTTGTTTTTACGGATGCACGTCAGTCACAGCAGTCGGCGCCGGCGCCGGCGACGGCTTCGGCGCAGGTGCTGGTGCTGGTGCAGGTGTTGCTGGGCCCTTCCCACTTCCATTCACTCCGGCTTCGTTGGTGTTACGTGCACCAATCGCACCAAGGAAAGCGCCGTTCACCGCCGAAAGAATTCCAACGATGGTGGTCTGGAGTTGGGCATCGAATAGTTTCCAGAAATGAATGAGCAGCAGAAGGACTAAACCGTCCGATACCCACAGCAACAAGAGTTGGCCGCCCTTGCTTTCAAAGCTGTCGAGAAAGGCCTGCCATCCCGTGATGCCGGGTAATTTATTGAACGCGATGATGTAGAACGCGAAGAGTACACCGAAAATCAGCAGCGTATTTTGCATGAACCATTCCCAGAGACTCATCATTGCCGTTCTCCACCTGCGTTTGCGTAGATGCCGTACAGCTGAATGCGCGAGACAACCCTGTGCTTCGCCAGAAGACTCGATATGTGAAATTTCACGGTGCGTTCGGTCAGATGTATATCCTCGGCGATTTCCTTGTTGCCCTTCCCTTCCATCACGCCGTGCAGAACTTCTTCTTCGCGCTTTGTCAGGTAAGCCCGTTTGAGCTGCTCCAGATTTGGAGGTTGCGGGATGTCTTCGAGGACGAAACGAAGCGGGATGTGAACCAAGATCTCATCCCTCCCCGTCGTCAGATAGATCCCCAGTGACTTTTTCTTGGGGTTCATTACGGGATGACCGCCGTGCCCTGATTTGAAAACGCACTCTCTGCACCGCTCGAGTCCACGGCTGTGGCCACATAGAAGTAAGTGGTTCCGCTTTGCACGTTTCCGTCCGTGTAGTTCAGGGCGCTGATGAGCGACGTGTTGATCTTGGCGTAGCCAGTGCCGCTCGTCGTACTGCGGTAGACGTTGTATCCGACCACCACGCTCGTAGACGCCGTCCAGGCAACCAGCACGTTGTGCGCTGGTCCGATTGCGTTGCAGGTGAAAGTCAAAGGTCCAAGTGTTACGGACCCTGTGGATCCGCAAGTTAGCGTGATGCCGACAGGACCGACAGTCGTGGTGACTGACGTGGGAAATTGTGGACCAGAGACGAACACTATGTCCGCGTAATAATTTGATTGCTGAAAACTCGAAGAGGGAAAAGTGCTCGTCGCTCCATAGGCATAGACGCCATTCAGAAGTGTCGTCGTGCTGGCTGGAGCATGAAGCGGTGGAGTGTCCCAGCTCACCGTGAAATATGGACGCGTGTAACTGAAATTTCCGGTTGGAGAGAAATACGAAGCCACGTAGATCGTGTTGGCTGAAATCGCAATAGGAGTTGAAAGCGTAACCTGCTGCCAGCCCGTAGCCGTCTCGCTTGTGAAGGTGGCGCTCGCCAGCAGTGTTCCCGTGCTGCTCCAGAGGTGGCCAGTGTGCGTCCCGGTATTGTGGGCTCCTTTGTAAAAGCGCAGCGCGGTGATTTTTCCAGCGACGTCCGATTTGAACTGCACGCCCAATTCGGCAGGCCGAGTGTCTATGTTATCTGGAACCGCTGGAACTGTTGTGGATGGCCACAAGCTGACTTGAGCCATTGAAAAGGGAGCGAGACACAGGGCGAGTGTGAACAACAAGGCTGGGTAGATTTTCTTCACGACTTTCTCCTTCGACTTTCTAAAACTTAAAGCGGAAACCAAAGTCTAACTCAGAACTACCGCTACTCGGAACAATTGTTCCAGCGGAAAAATGTGACACCGTCGCGTTGGTCACCACATCCGCTGTGCCCACGAACATCCCCGGAGGCCCGGAATCAGAATTGTGAGAAGAGAGCCCACCAATCGATTCGATGGTCACGCCGTTATATTTCATCGTGACCACACCGTTGATGAACTCGACCCTCAAGATCGCATCGACAACGAATGTCACGTTGAACGTAGGACCGATCTGCAATTCTGACGTATTGTCAAACAGACTGATACCGATGGTTCCATTGCCATTTGATACGGCTTCTGCGAAAAAACCTCCCAGAACAGACGGCTCGGAGGTAAGTATGAAAATATCGACGAAGTTCGCCGTGTTTCCACCCAATTGATGGAGAGCAGCTTCGCACCATTGGTTTCCGACCAACGGAAAAGAATCTGCACTCCAAAACGCTGCACAAGGCGTGTTGTTAACCGAAGCCTCTGCAAGGTGGCTGGCGACAGCCATCGCACTTGTTCCCGGCAGGGTTGTCCATTGAGCCGGATTGAGTGGGCCATCCGCTTGCGGGAAGTTTGTGTTTACGATGGTGATATAGTTTGTCATTTTCTTCAGAATCGAAACGTGAAGTCGAATTTCTCTCCCGTACCGCCACCGGATGCTGCGGCCGTAAAGTTCACTCCAGTCGTGTCCGCATTCAAAACGATTACCGATTTGTTCGCTGGCGTGAACGCGTGCCCCGCCAAAGTGGGCGTGACCGTATACACTCCGTTCGGAAGGATCTCTCCAGTGTTGAAGTTACCCGAGCCGTCTGCGGTTGTGGAGCCCGATGTAGGTCCCACCCAACTGACTGTTGCTCCCGCAATCCCGGCATTTCCTCGAATGCCAAAAACGATGCTTGGAGAAGCGGCGATGCTGCCAGCTGACCAGTTGTCGGCGGCCGCGTTTGCTACCGACGTCACCGGGTCGATCAGAAGGCCAGCTGCGCCGGAAGTGACCAACCCATCGTTTGCGATCCCGAGCAAGTTCCGGCCGTCGTAGACCGCCAAAACGATTCCCATTACTGTACCTGTTACCGTATTTCCTGCCGCAACGGTGGTGGCGTGGTTGAACAGACTCAGGCTCGATCCCGCATTGAATCTCCCTATGTTCCCGTTGCCGTTTGAAGCGATGAAGCAGCGATAATCTGTGTACACCCCTGACATGTTCATCCGCAGAGCCACGCCACCAAAAGAAGTCGGAGAAGCGGAGAAAACGGGGAGCGTTATTTGTGCCCACTGATCATTCGGAAACGCGTTCGCGTTCCACCAAGATTCTCCGGTTGTCCCCGCGACAGCGGCAGTTGCTTGGTTGGACAAAAGCTGAGTGACAGCGGCTCCATTTATAGTTGTCCAGTTTCCTCCGATGGGATTTGAATCGGCGCGGTTGAAATTGTCGCTGGCGATCTGTCCCGATTGACCTGCGCCAATGCCGTTGATCTCGAAGCCGCCTGTACCGGGGATCGGGACGTTGACCACACCTTCGTAGCTGCCAACTATTTGTGCGATGGTCGCGTTGGCTTTTGCCAGATTGACGATCCCGTTGTTCCCAGTCTGTCCCGCCGACTTTGCGGTGAAGGTCATATAAGTGACGCCGTTCACTTCCACCATCGAAGGATCGGCAACCTGACCTGTCGTCAGGCCGATGCCTTCAGAAGCCAGCGTCCTGTAGAACGTCGGAGTTGCAAGCGCTGTCCACGGGCCGGATGGGCTGGACGACGAATAACGCATGATGTCCGACGGTAAACCGAGAGAGCCGAAATTCGGAATGCCATTTATGACTACTTGGGACCAGCCGTAGTAGACTCCGTTCACTTTGTGAAAATCGAAATTGCTCGGGCCAAAACTCGTGATTTCATTGCTGTAGTTTTTCGTCCAAGTGATGCCATCAGGTGAAGTAGCTTGAATCATCACATACGGACCATTTGCTACCGCTTGTCCCGCGTAGTAAGCGAACCAAGTTCCGCCCACGATATCGACGACTGCAAGCTGCCCGGCCCAGATGTGGTCATCCGTTCCCACGCCACCCACAGTGATGGCACTTGCGTTCTGCAAGCTGAACGTGACGCCATCCGTGGATGTGTACACTGCAACCGGACCACCGGGAATCGGACCAGTGAACATGTAGTACGTGCTGCCGACTTTTTTCACTTTGGTTTCAAACTGTCCCGGCCCCTGAGCGACCAATGGATTGCTTCCATAGTCATGCCAAGTGACGCAGTCTGAAGACTCCGAGTAGCATGGCCCGGCAACTGTGCTGCCCCAAATCTTGAAAACTTTTCCATCCGGGTTAGGAGAGATTATGACTGGGTTTGCCTCGTACATGAGGGTGCTGGATTCGAGGTGATTTCCGCTGATCGTGTTGATCACCGTGCCCTGATCCGACCAGACGCCGATCACGGGGGTAATGGTCGCAGTGAAATTCACTCCCGTGATGTTGGCACCGCTGATTGTCTGCGAGGAATTCGTCGGCGAGAACGTAACGCCGTTTGCGGATGGCGTGATCGTGAGGCTCGATCCGTTTCCCAAAGTAGGAATCGTATAGTTTCCAGACGCATCAGCTTGCACGGAACCACTGACGGTTCCCGTGTAAGAAACGAGTCCAAAGGGAACACCAATGTTTCCAGAGATCGTGAATCCCGGCGTGAACGCTGCCACAACGCCTGCGTTAGCCGCAGAGGCGATGGTCATGGTGGGAGTCAGGCTGCCGGATCCGCCAGACAGGTTATAGCCGAGGTTTGCTGCTCTCGCGCCACCGTACAAGACTGTGCTGATGCTCGTGCCTGCTGCCCAAGTTGGCGCAGTCAACGCCACGCCAGCGAGAATGAACAGCTCACCAGCTGCAGCTGGAGTGATCGCGCCGCCAGTTACGGATGCAGAGGTTGCCGCTGCGCCGTTGGAAGTATCAAATGCGGAAGTTCGAGCGACGCCGGAATATTCCGCTGTACCCAGTCGAACTGTGATTCCGCCCGTGAAGGCCAGAGACACGGTATTCGCGCCAGCCTTCGCGTTCATGGCGAAGAACACGCCGATCTTATTGCCACCGCTGTCGGCCTGAAATGCTCCAGCCTGCGACCATGAATTCCCTTGCGAATCGGTCAGGCTCGTGAACGTGGCTCCGCTGTTTAGCTGGACGAACGCAATGAGGAAATTTCCAAGCGTGTTGTTCGAGCCAAACGCCAGCGTCACAGGGCTGGACGTTCCCGATGCCGGGGCCGCAGGCGCTTGGACAAACCCTATTGCCATACTTTAGCGCCTCTTAGGCTTGTAGGATCTTCCCGATAACTGTCGGGTTCGTTCCACCACTCGCGGCGGTGACGTGCAGGCGCACGAAGTTGACGAGCTCCGGAACGGTGGCAAAAACCTCGTTATAACCGGACACCGTTGTGTTCGCGGCTCCGATGATTGTGTACTCGCTATCGACGTCGTTTATCGCGCCCTCCAGCTGGATGGATCCGGATGCCGGCGCCGATGGATATGTGAAAGCCCAGCTCACTCCGTAACCGCGCCCGAGAGTGTTCTGAATCGCAAACGCTCGGCTCTTGTTGGTGGTCAGAGCCTCTGCAGTTTCCTGCGGCGTCGAAAGTGCATATCCGGTATCGACGGTGTTGCCCTGGTTGCCGACAGTCTTCGGATATTGAATGGTGCCTTTGCCAGTTGTGGCGGTGATGTTGACGGCAGAGATCGCAATTCCTGTCGTCTGGTTCAACGCTCCGGCGCTGTTCGATGTGGCGTAGACGTAGATCAGGTCGCCGACGAGAGGAATATTTCCATCAGTGATGGTGACAGTTAGCGTCACGACGTTCGTGGTCACTGAGTCGTGATCGATGATCATCCGGCAGGTCGGCCCGGGGGCTTTCGATCCGTAAGCATAGGAAGGCCTGCCCGGGATCAGCATTTCGACTACTGATTGTGGTGTGTTGTCGTAAGCGGTCATCGGGATGCCTCCAAAGCAGTTTAGAGGCCAGCCCGATTTCTGGCAGATGAATCGATTGCTACTGTACCACGTTTCCTATGAGCTCAAAGATCGTTTCTTCCGTAACGCGCACGGAGTTGACGCGTGTCGGCAACGCTTTCGGAGTAAGGACACGTTCGGAAATATATTCGCTCTCCCATCCGAACGGATGCTTCACTTTATAGCGGAGCTCGCGTTTCGGGAGCTCGTGCCCGATCTCGCGCTCCACGATTTCCCTGCCGAACATCTCGGCGCGCTCATAGGGATCCGCAATGAATGCCTCGAGACGTGCCACGCGATCCTCAAAGCGATCGAGCCCGGAGAAAAGATCGATCCCCGTGTTCCAGCCGCGATTGTAGCCGTACATGCCGACGTGGCTGCACTTCGTGATCCCCGGTGAAATCGTCTGCGTCTTGTCCCTGTCGAGAACCCTCTGGATCAGGCCGTCTTGCTCGAAATGCTCGATTCCGAACGGCCTCTTGTTGAGAGGCGTGTCGCCAAAGTGCTTTCCGACGTAGCCAGCCATATCTTCGTAATACCGGGGCGTGGCATGTTCGACGATCAGTTTCAGTTTGTCTCTCTTGAAGCAGCTCCCGATGGCGTAGTACCAAGGCTGGAAGAGAACGTCATCGACAATCGGCGCGTGACGGTTAAAGACCCACGCCATCGTTCCGAAGATCCTCGGCCAGAACTCGTGTTGCTCCCGGTGCCACGAAAAGAAATCCTTGTGCACCATCACGTCGTCTTCCACGTAATAAACGATCCCGTGGTCATTGTTGTAGACGAGCCGGAAGGCCTCCATCGTATTATACGAATTCCCATGGTAGTCGTGATCCGGCACGAGGTTCCACTGCACGTTTTTCTGGAACGCCTCGATCACCGGAGCAAGTTCCTTGTCGTTGACGCTCGCTCTGTCCGGGAAGACGTAGATCGGGATCCATGGATCGATTTCTCGGATTCGCTTCAGGCAGCAGTAGAGCAGCTCAGGCCTTCTGTACGTCGTCACAACCACGGCTTCAATAATCATCACCTTACTCCTGTGGCCCACAACCAGTCGCCCTGTTGAACGACATTCACTTCGCTGAATCCAGCTTTAAAAAGTTCGGCAGTCAGTTCGTAGGTGGATTCAAAAACATATCCGTCATAGCGCCCGGACGCCCGGACGCCGCAGACGGTCTGCATCTTGAATTTCCGTGTCGGCCGTAACACTCGCACAGCCTCGCAAAGATTCTTGCGGATCGTCTCGAGTGACTCCATGTGTTGGAAACAGGTGAACGAGTACACGAAATCGAAATGCCCATCTGGGAACGGAAGGTGCACACCGTCGGTAAGGATCACGCGGCACATCGGTTCAAACATCAGAAAGCGTGTCGATCTGGCCACGAGAGAAATCGAGGAGTCCACTCCCACGCATTGAAAGAATCCATGGCCGCCTTCTTTTAGCAGTCTGCCAACTCCGGCGCCGATTTCAAGGCAGCGAGCTCCGGTATCGAGACCGAAGATTAATCGCGCTTGGTCGCGCGCTTCCAGAGGATCGTATTCTTCGTGTGCGATCACACGCTTCCAAATTTCTTTGTCGTCCCAAGGATCTATTTCCCAGTGTGATTTCGGTGCCATCGTATCCATTCTTGAAGAAAGTGGGGCGTTCCGAAGAACGCCCCTTGATTGTTTAACGCAGAATCATCACTGGCGGATAACCCTGATGTGGAGCGGCAGTGATGTCCTCCCCAATTTCGGACAGCACATCAATTGACGCTGGCAGTTCTCCACCGCTTGACACGGAGTTGGTGGAATAAAGGCTGATGGGATAAGCAGGGCTTCCAACGGCCCACGCCAAAGTAACGTCCTCGCTGGTGAATGCAAACAGGTAAGTTCCTGGTTCGAGAATAATCGGTCCATCCAAAATTCCAAAACTTTGAGCGGCTGCCGTTCCAATCTTTTGAGCACCGATGTGGCCGAGCAATGTTCCGTTCACATCGTAGATGCCGATGTCGGAATTGTTAGATCCGTCACCAACTCCGATGAACGCGCAGAGTGCTCGCACATCCATCTTGAATGGCACAGTGAAGGGGTAAACTGCAATGTCGTTTCCAGATGCAAGATGCGTGGTTTGTCCCGTATTTGTGGCGTAACTTACGAATGGTTGCATGATCATGTTCTCCTTGTGGCGTGGAGATAGTAGAACAATTTCCCGTTCTTCCCTTCGCCCTTAATGTGGAAAATGCGTGAAAGTTTCCTGACCATCCGGCGGTAGACTTCCACACCGGACCAGTCGTGAACTTCCATCGTTAGGTAGCGGATCAGGGATAAGGAATCGTCGGGAGTCTTGCAGAGGAAATCGTACTCGGCTCCTTCGCAGTCCAATTTTACAATATCCCACTCGTTCTCTCCTAAAGCAGAAGTGAAACTGACTGAGGGGATTTCCACAACGGGAAGGTCCTTGCAAGCACCAACGCACTCACAGCGATCCCGATGCACATTACTGCCGCCGGGATTTCCCGGATTCTGATGAAGGCGAAGAATCGTGTTCTCCGACCAGATTGCTAATTTGTTTGGAAAAACCTGTGAATCCATTGAGTTAAGCTTGATGTTCGCAGTGAGTTCCAAGAATGTCGACGGATGAGGCTCGAAAGAAGTTACGATTGCTCCGTGAAGAGCACAAAGAATGGAGAAAAATCCTTTATGGGCACCGACGTCCATGACGCGCATCCCATTCTCTGGGAACGCTTTGTATACGTTGCGCTTCCAAATTTCCGCAATGATGTCCAAATCGACGGGTTCTCTCGTAAACAGAGAGGCGCGTTTTCCGCCAGATGTCACTTCCACTTTTTCGCGGTTAATTGATTTCGGTGCCATGTTATCGGGTGAGGTAAGCCGCCTCCCAGCGGCCTTGATCGTTGACGTAGAGACCCTCGAAGGTGAAGAAATCCTGAAGTTTTCTGATCATCGAATCGTAGAGATCTTGCGGTATCCATGGATGGAACTCGATGTACATGAACCTGATTCTGTTCAGTGTCTCAGGTTTTGAGTATGCGATGATCTCGGCTTCCGCTCCTTCGACGTCCATCTTCACACAGTCCCACTCAAAAGACCCGATGGCTTCATCGAAGCTGACGCACGCAACTTTTTTTGCGTTGACGATGTCTGACCGCGTCCACGGAACTCCGGCCGTCTCGAGTCCTCCGTTGAAAACGGTGCAGGCGCCATCGAGCGAAGTGATGTTACCGATATAAGGGAGCCAGCCATCCTTGTGCCACACAGCGGCATTGAGCGCGGTGATCCGCTTCTCGAGTTTCGTCTTCTCGATCATCATCGTCAGGAGCAGGTACGGAGCTGCGAAAGGTTCGTAGGCCACGACGTACGCGCCTTTCACTGCACAGAAGGCCGACCAGATCCCGGCATTCGCACCGACATCCATCACGCGCATCCCGGGCGCCGGCGTGAATCTCCGGTGGACTCCGGCCCAGCCCGTCGATCCGCCGAGAACGATTTCCCGCACCGAGTGGTAGTTCCCGGAAGGATCGTGCGCTTGAGTGAATTCAGGATGCTTGACCATGACCTGCATCCAGACTTCCTGCATGTCGGCGAACTGTATCGGGGTGAGCATCTACCGCTTTCTCCTACCTCGCACCTGTTGCGTGTGCGTGGCCCAACGGCAGTTTGAGGGCCTGTAATGTCCATTCGTCTTTATACGGTCCAAGGTTTTTCCTACTGGTCGATGACCCATGTCGGCGAGAAAGTTTTTGAAAGACTTCAGCCACCTCGCGCAAATCTTAATTCCACGGCCGCCGTAATACTTGTACTGGACGCAATTCGGATTGAGACAACGCTTTTTCATTTCGACCCAACTAACATAGGTCGAAGTTCTTTTCCCTCTTCGGTCCCCGCCGTGAATTAATCTGATTTGAGATCCGGGAAGGAATTGACCTTTCGTGGATCTCAGAATGTAAAGTTCTCTTCCCATTTAGGCTCTTCCTCCCTTCCATGCGTGTGGTAGATCCTGCGGAGATTCGGCTCCGGGGCATAGATCCCGCAACGGTAATCGTCCCAGCGCGCCGACTGCACCAGCCCGTACACTTTAGTTTCTATCATTGTCCGGCAGTTCGGAGAGAACGCGTCCATCAGCCGCTGGTAGAAGTCTACACGCGCGACGTGGGGATGCTGTGACCACTGCACAGTACGGACAATCGGAACGCCGTCCATCAACAGCGGCTTCTCGTCGAGCATTAAGTATTTATGATCGTCGAGGATCTGCGACCAGTAGTGCAGACGGATCTGGTTGAGGGCGCCGGAGCGAAGCAACCGGACCATTCCGACGAAGTCTATCGGATCCGGAAGTAGTGGAAGATCGTGCTCGACGTAGAAGAGAAACGGAGTTCCGATTTCTCCGATGCTCCGCTTCATCATCGCCGCCTGATGATGGAACTCCTCAAACTCGATCATCGTGATGTTATTGTCCGGATCGGAGCAGATGTTCTCGAGTCTTTCGATATAGAGCCTGTAGGGCTCGCGGAATTTTTCCTGCTCCGGACGAACTCCATCCGCCTGGATGAGGATGTCGACGTCGGGAAGATGGACGCGAATACTGTTGATCGTCTGCTCGATCAGCGTGGTTGTCGGGCAACTGGGAATGGGGCTGGTGGGGATCACCACCGTGATGTCGTCGTGCAGATTCATAGCAGCGGCCTGAAGAGATAGTGGATCTCGTGGTCGCTGGCGAGCCACGTATCCCTGTAATTTAGCAGCGCCATCAGGCTCAGAACTTCTTTCACCGAGTGCTTGTAGTGCGCGAGCATCAGATCCGGATGGATACTCACCCAGACGAGCGGCCGCGATTTTTTGAGTAGCTCCCGGGCACCGAGCAGCACCTCGAACTCCGCACCCTCGACGTCGATGGTGATCGCCTTCGGAATAATCTTCTTCGTTGCAGAGAAATCATCGAGGGTGATCTGCGCGGTGTTGTGCGCGTGCTCGTGGAGGTAGCGGTAGGATCGCGGCGTCCACACCCTCCCAGTTAGCGCTGGTAGTGGCCACGCTCCCATGTACGCGGGATCGTAGTTGGTCTTCGGGACCTGCGTCTGATCGCTGACAAGGCCGCAGAACGTAGCAAGCGGATCCGCAAGGCCTTCGGCCTGCCACGTCGCGTAGATGTTCTGCCAGTTGTCCGGATTCGATTCCATAAGGACGATATTTTCCGGTCCAACAAATCTCGCATAAATTGCGGAGATAGATCCAGTTTCTGATCCAACGTCGAACAATACGTCGCCTTGCTTCAAATTCTCTTTCATACTGGCGAATCGTTCCCTTTCCCAGTTGTCCCAGCTTGGATGCTCCGCGAGAAATTTCGGCATCTTCACCGTATACTCACCGCCATTGAGTTTTCTGGGTACAAATTCTGCTTCAGCGATGCTCACTGTGGACATGACTTCCTCCAGTTCGTCAGTAGAGTCTCCATCTCTTCGATGGTCAAATTACTTTTTGCAGTGTTCGCTTTGTGGCTTATAACCCGAACATTTCCCTTTACGTAACCTAGTGCGGGAATAATTCTGTCGAGCGAAGGGCTATTGGGACTGAGTGATTTTTTGCTCTTTCGAATTGGAATTCCGAGCAATGGACAAAATGCTGGAATGATGACGTCAGAGAGTTCAATGTTGAAAGGAACGTGCTTCTTCTTTGCACGGACTTTTGCCGAGAGCCACATTGTCTGTTCGAGCGTTCCATTCATTCCGTGGGTTCGCGTGCGAGCCACCAACATCTCTTTCCTTAAACATCCACAGCTACTCGTATTTCCACGGCGAATCGGAGCGGCGTTAGTTGTTAGGAGATTTCCGCACACACAGGAAATCAACCAAATAATGTCATCTCCTCTTCGTCCAATTGGCCAACGGAAAGTCAATCTTCCGTATTCTTGGTTTGTCAGATCTAGCGTCTTCATGGCTTACAATCGAACTTTTGATCACTCCCACGACCATCAGTGGTCCATGTTCTTCTAATTGATCCATCTGGAGCATATATCATCAGCCGCCACTGGTTCCATGCATCATCTCCAGCGGCCGCACGGGTGGCGAGAACTGTTGGGTGCATTTGATCTTCGATGAATGTACGACAGTCTTTGCTGAAATAAGAATGTAAAATACGACGATAGAAGTCAGCCGAGGCAACGTGCGGCCTCTGACTCCACTGCCATGTGCGGATCATCGGCACGCCGTCAAAATAGACGCGTTCCTTGTCGAGCATCAAATGCTCGTGCTCCGGGATGACCCAGGGTTCCCACTGACAGTGAAAGCCGATCATGTTTGCGTGGCCGGCTTCGATCACTTTCGAGATCCCCTCGAAATCGATCGGCAAACCGTCAAGAAAAAATGTGTCGTGTTCCACGAAGAGGATCTGCGGTGTCGTCACCATCTCCAGCGCCTTGCGCGTCATCGCCGCCTGGTGCGTGAACTCCATGAAGGGCATCAGGCAAATATTCTTTTCGTGGAAAATTGAGATCCCGACAAGGTTCTTGATGTATTCGAGGTATTGTGCCTGGTAGTGTTTCTGCTCGTCCCGGAGACCATCGATCATAACCATGATCCTGACGTCGGGCAGATGTTGGCGAACGGACGAGATCGCTTTTTCGATCACTGCCGTCGACGGATGACTCGGGATCGGTGACGTCGGAATGAGAACGGTGATCTTATTCTTCATTGAGATCCTCTTTCATCTCGGCGATCATGCGTTCCTTCTGGCTCTTCCACCAGAGGCGGCATGCACCGATGCGGTGCTCCCAGTTATCCCGGCAGAACTCAAGTATGAAAGGAAGATTTTTCCAATCGGTGACCAGTGGAAATGGGAGCGGCTTATTCGCGAAGACGTATTTCCAGTAGCCCGGAGGATAGAGCGGGTTCGGAGTCGCGTCATCGACAATCGGCATGCATCCGGCCTCGAGGGCCTCTGCAAGCCGGAACGAGTCCGGCGTGCAGGGCCCCGAAGGACAAAGGACCGCGCGGGATCTCACCATGACGTCGTAATAATTTTCTCGCGTGTCTCCCTTCGTGAAGCCAGTCGTGCACAGGAGGTGCCCCCGGGGGATATCCTTCGCGGCAGCGACGCATTCCTCCCGCCTCCGGTGCGTCACCTGTCCCATGAAGCTCCAGTCGAAGCTGCGGATTCCCCGGCTCGCTTTTCGCGCCTCACCGATCATCTCGATCGCATTTGTCGGCCAGCCGTTCGGCGCCACACGGTCCACTTCCTGCTTCGGATTGAATGGCGGCATGAACCACCAGATCTTCGCGTTCTCATTGTGGAGCGCACGAACTTGGAAGACGCCCTCTTCGTCGCCGATGATGATGTAGATCACTTTCTTGAAATCGCTTGCGACCTCGCGCAGGCTGGCGTACTGATCGAGATGATCCGAGTGCCGACCAGGCACAACCACCACTGCGGTATCTTGCCCAAAAAACATCGGCACCTTGTCGAGGCCGACGACGTGCATGCAGCGCGCGGCGTGATCGAGGATGTATCTCGGAAACGCACAGTCCCAGAAACCATCCGAGTGGTGCCAGATCACCGGGATCATTTTTCCTCCACGAGATTGACGGTCTTCGCTCTATCGAGCGCTTCCGCCCAGTTGGTTTCCGCTTCCTCGAGCGGCACCCACGAAAATCTTGTGAGCGCAATGTTCGGCTTGATCTTGCCGACTTCTTCGATGCACAGGCAGAGTGTCTCGAAATTTTCCGTATAGAACTGGACGACTTCCTCCTCCGGCATGTGGATCTCGTCGCAGACGATGAGCGCGATATATGCGGTGACGCTCGGACCGTCGGCCACATTGCGGAAAACCAACTTCAGCGCTTTCGTAGCATCGTTCTTGCAATCGACCTTCGTACATTTCGGCATCAGATTTTCTCCCTGAATTTTGCTACAGCACGACATTGCTTGATAAATTCATCGTGGGACATTTTCACTTTCATGAAATTGCACGTCGAACAACAGGGCACGATATTTGATTTCTCGTAACCTTTTGAATTGTTCATTCTGTCGATTCCGTTGCTCACGCAGAAAACAGACTTATTTACGTAACATTTTCGTGGTTTTGCACCGCAGTAGTGACAATCTAAAAGAATCGTGAAAACAAAGACTTTCTTGGAAATGCCAAATATAAGGCCACGTTGAGTGGCAGCGATTCTATATCTCGCGTACAGTGCGTTCATTCCTGCACCATGGTTTGGAAGTTTCTTGGCAGCACCTGTTCGTGCCGCCTTTTCTCGTTGAAGGCATCCACAACTCTTTGTGTTTCCACGAACAAGATGGTCTGTGGGTATGGATGGTCGAATACTTCCACATTCACAGGAACATAGCCACCGCGTTCTTCCACCGTGCCGTCCAGAAGGCCAACGCACGGTGAGTCTTCCGAATCGCAGACCGCTTAAATCCTTAAAAGTGTGCTTTATGCCCATCGAAAACTATCCTTAAAATTTCCCTAAGCCTCACCGTCCAAGTATCGTGAGAGATCACATGGTCGAAACATTCAATAATTTTCTCACGGCGCTGCTGTGGATTGGCGATCCAAAAGTCGATTTGATTTCTGAGATCATCGAGATCTTGTGGTTGATAGGTAGCACAAGGAATGCAAAGTCCGTCAACTTTAGGGTGTAACAAAAATCCTTGTCTCCCTGTCGTTTCCGGGGCACGATCCGAATAATAATATGGCGTGCCCGCAAAGATGGAATCTCCAATGGCCACAGAACAACTCGCATAGAAATCATTCAGGCCGTGGCCGCGCAGGCCTGTGATGTGCTGGAAGCGTTCCTTGTAGGTCTTCTCGAGGAACTCGACGAGCTGCTTCCTGAAGGGATATTGCGCGTGGTAGTCCTTTGCTCCAACGAAGCCGACGTCGCAGCGGTACATATCCCACGTCCAGCCTGGGTGGCAGTAGACTTCACTCACCGCTGGCTTCATCCAGATGTGATTCACTCCGCGTTCCCTGAATCTGTCCTGCGCGGATCCGTCGGCCGTAAAAACGAAATCGGTCTTCCAGAAAGGATGCACGCCGATCTGCGGCTCTCTCTCCGTGATATCCCAGAACTTGTCGAGGTGAATCGAGAACGACGGAATTTTGATCTCCTCGAGCAGTTCCTCCATCTCACGGTTCGTCACCTGCAGCCAGTTTGGAGTCTTCACCCACAAGAGAGCGTCGTTCCAAAGACACGCGCTCCGGATCGCTGCCAGATTCACTTCGTTTTCCTGCAACTGCTCGACGTCGTAGCCGAGACGTTCCTCGAGCGCCCAGCGGATCATGTTCTCTGTGCTCTCGCTGGCCTTGAAATTTCCGATAAACGCGATGCTCGGTTTCGTTTTCGCGGTGCGGACCACTGGAGCTTTCTTTCCCGGCTCCATGGCAAGCAGTTCCTTCTCGAATCGCGTCGCGAATTCCGCGTTCAGCGATTCAAATTCTTTTCGCGGGAAATGCCACGACTGGGGCGGTCCATCATAGACGGTCAGGACCGCTTGCACCGATTCAAAGATCTCGATAGCGTCCACTTCATAGACATCCGAAAGATTGTACTTGCCGACCTTCTTCGCCTTCATCCGGTACGCGTTGCTAATTTCATTCATCGGCGGCGCATCCGTAGCGAGTAGGACAGCGCCGACACTCAGCGATTCGTGGAGCGCATGACCGAAGCCCTCGGTGCCGCTCGGATAGATATGGAACATGCACTGGTTCTGCAGACTGTAGAGCTCTTCTTCCGTCGCGCGTTCGATGTAGGTGACGTTTAGAAGATTCGGCTTATCCTGCAAGACCGAAGAGACGACGAAGAGCTTGCACTGAAGCTCAAAGCCGTCCTTTTTCCATTTCCATGCGTCGACCACAGCCTGTGTCCCGCGCATCGAAGAATTTCCCCCGATGTGCAGGAACCATTTCTGGCGTTTTATCGCCGGCGTGAATTGATCGCGCGTCAGGAAGCCCGTATAGAAAACTTTGCCCGGAAATGTCCCCTCGAGGATCCTCTGGCCTTCGTGCGTCTTTGCGAAGATCCTGTCGATGTGCCGCTCGGCCATCTTGATCACATCCGGCTTGCACCACTCCGGGTTCAAAAAAGCCCACTTAACAGGAGCGAGCTCGAGAAAGTTTCGCGGGATCACTTCAAGGAAAATAACCAGATCGAATTTCTCAGTCGGCGCTTCACCGTCCCACTGATATTCAAAAACTTCGTTCCCTTTGGATTGAAGGAAATTCCGAAGGAGTTCTCCATCGCGGGTCAATCCTATACCGTTCCAGTTAGTGACGAGTGCGATCCGCATTCCATCTCCTGACTGCAGCCTTCGACATTTTAAGTTTTGTTGCTTTAGTGTGCTGCCGTCCCAAGAAGAGTTTGTTGCCCAGCATTCTTTCGCGTCTGTCCGGACGGTAACGCTGATTTAGATTCTGCTCTCGTCGTGTTGCCCATCGGACATTGCCTGGTTCGTAGTGGCCATCGTTATTTCTTCGATCAAGGGTCTTGCCTTTCGGGCGCGGCCCCAATTCTGCGAAGAACTGCTGAAAGGACGTAAAGAGAAATTTGATGCCTCGACCACCATAATTCTTGTAGCCAGTGGCTTTTTTATTGGTGCATCGCTTTTTGGCGTCGTTGTAGGAGCGATATGCTCGAGTGTGTTTTCCACGTCTTCCCTGACCGTGAATGATCGGATGATAAGTCAGGTTCATTTTTCTGTGAAGTTCGCTTCGATTCCGAGCTTTATGAGGAGGGCGTTCACTTCGTCCGGATGGATCTGGCCCACGAGCTCGATCACCAGCGTCTCTTTCTCCATGTCGTACGAGAGGATCCCGATGGGGACGCATTTCCTTGCTGCTATCTGGTCAAGCGCCTTCTCTACCGTGATCTCGACGGGAATGGCCATTAGGGACAAGACGGAGTATATACTGTAGGTACACATGAGTCCACGACTGAAACCGCTTGAGCATCACCTCTTCAGGAGAGTACGTAACGACGCTAAATATAAGAAGAAAAACTGGACACTGACAGAAAAAGAGTTCGTTGCGATAATTCACCGGAATTGTCGGTACTGTGGACGCGCTCCAAGTTTAGTCTTCAGAAGAAGAGGACGTGAGTTTAAATGGTCCGGAATCGACCGGAAAAATAACCGCCATGGGTACACAGCACGGAATGCAGTTCCTTGCTGCAAGGAGTGCAATACCAGAAAGAACAATCGTACGATGGCTGAATTTTTGCGTGGTCCGTACCAAGGTCGCTATCTTCTGAAGCTTGATGCGGATTTAAAATCTCGCCTTGTAGCGGCTGCGAAAGCAGAACATATTTCTTTGGCGAGTTGGATCAGGAAACAGTGCTCTAAGGCAGTACGGGGGCACTAAACCAAAGTACCAGAACAAGGATAACGGGTGGACTATAGGAGGGATCGCGGTCTGGGGGTACACTACGAACTGGAGGAATCCATGGACAACGAGAAACAGTTGACGCCTTCGGAACTCCGCAATATTGCCCAGCAACTCATCAAGTCCGGCCAGATGCCCAGCCCTGAGAAATTCAGCGAGGCCATGGGCGCGGCTCGCAAGGATTACGTCCCGAAGCTCAAGAAGATTTCCGACGGACAGGCGACAAAGTAGCAGCAGGCTTGCGCTTTATCGCCTTCCCGCTCAGTGTCTTCGTCTCAATTTCCGCCTCTTCGTCCGAAGCCCTTTTCGCCGCGTCTGAGAAGCTCCAGCTTTCCTTCGGCACGCCATGCGCGCCATGGAGCGCCTGCTCGTAATACCACATCACGGCCTGCAGGGCACTCGTTGACAATCCCAGTTTTTCAGCTGTCGCGTCGAACGCCTCGCGCATCAGTGCGCGTTCGGAGTCATTGCGCGGGGCATCGCTTGCAGGATCGCCCGTCTCCGGATCGATCTCCGCAGTTCCCATCCAGCGGTTCCACGTCCGCGCCACCCACATATCCGCAGTGAACGCGCTCTCGATTTTATGGAGATTTTGCGCGAAGGGTCCACGCTTCTCGCCGAGGATCAGAACGCCGGGGCGCTGCGAATCCATTTTCCCCGAAACACTTTCGTTGTATTTCCGCAACTCACTGACCGGATGGTCGGACAACAGCCAGTCGGATGCGCCCTGCTCGCCATGCTCCTCGATCAGCTTGTTGAGCATGCCGAACGCATTTCCGTAAGCTATAGCGGCTCTCGGGCCCCACGAATTCCCTGTAGCAGGATTCCGCTCGGAGAATTTTCCGGTCTTAGCGTAAACATCCCACGCCTTCATCGCAGATTTGAAATTTCCGTACGGCTTCTGCCCAGCAGAAAGAATTGCTTCGGCCATTTTGAACATACTAAGCTTCGCGGGATCCCGCAGATCTGGACGCATCTGTTGCGCTACGGCATCGTGCTCGTCCATCTGCTTCGTGTACCAGGCGGCGCCACTGTTGTCCCGTGCGAGCTGATATCTCGCTTCATCCTCGGCAAAAGATTTTGCGCGTTCTACCATTTCTGCTGGCTCCGCTTTTTCCATCGACAGTTTTCCGACGGCCTGCTTCGTGTACTTATTGAAGGCCTTCAGGAGATCTGAGGTGGTGACACGCCCCTTCTCTCCGCTGCCTTTCACATCGAGAGGATTCTCCATCAGCTTGACCGAGGATCCGTCAGGAGAGACCTTGACGGTTGTCGTCGGAGAATAATATTCGTCGATAGCCCTGCGGAAATCGGAGAACGATCCAGCTCCTGTCGCGTGATCCGCGTGCACCGCGTCAGCCGAGTATCCGGTCACTTCTTTCGGATAGAAATCCCAGTACACGTAGCCGGCGTCGTGGACGTTCTGCCGACCCTCGCGCGGCAGTTCACGGAAGTAGCGGTTCATTTCCGCGAGCTGCGCTTCTGACGGCATGCCGTGGAGCTCGTACGAATCCGGCGTGACGATGCGGATCGCATTCGCATCGTTCAGGTGATGCTGGCCAACCTCACGCGCGAGCTGCATGTGCGATTTGATTCCCATATCGCCTTGCAGCGCGGATCCGTCATCGAGAAGGAACGTCGTCTGGTAGAGCTGGCGCGGATTTACTTCGCCAGACGGAGCCACCTGATAATCGCGCTCCTGACCTTTGTGTGATCGATCCTTGACGCGTTCCTTTAGCGCATCGATGGCCTTTTCGACAGACTGGACGGGCTCAGTCCTCGGTCCCTTCCCTTCGAGCTGGCCCCGGTACCTGTCGAGCGCGTGAGCGCGTTCTTCTTCGCTCATCTCATGCCACTGCTCGTCTGCGAGCTCAGTATCTCCACCAAGTTTTTTAATCGCGTCGAGGAATTCTTTCCTCTCCGGCTCTCCGATTTTATTCCCTTCTGTCGGGCGCTCCATCGGCGCTACTTCTTCGCCGCGCGGAGTTTCCGTGCCGCCAATTTCTCCAAGATCGTAACGATCTGACTTTTCGCCGATTTCGGTCATGCGTGATCGCCAAGGGTATTCCTTCCGGTTTACATCGAAGAGTTCAGATAGACGCGGCTGTCCACCAGTCTTCGAGTATCCCAGCACTGCGTCGTAGCCAGCATCGCGTACGGCCTGTGCAACGATGTGTTCCTGAATGGCATAGGGCAACGTGCTACCCTTCTTACTGTTGCGAATGATGTCTTCGGCATAGTCGCGGTCAGCTCCGTATTTTTCAAGGACATCACCAACGCGTTGAGCCAATTCAGCGGAACTCGGTTTGTTCCATTGCAATGTACCCGTGTGATCGAGAACATCCTTCCGCATTTCTTGGTAGGAATTCTTGCCCTTCAGTTCATCGTAGACACGTTCTGGAACCTTCCCGCCAGTGGCTCCTTTCGAGAGAATCGGATTTTTGAAAGTGACATCCTGCTCGACGATCTTCATCGGGCCGCCATATCCACTTTTTCCTGTATAGCTTTTTGCGAACGGAGATTTCTCTTCTGGCGAAAAGAAGACACCCGAGCGGATGGAACGCTCACCAGCCTGTTCTGGCAGTTGTCGGCGTGAGATTGTCAGTGTAACGGAGCCATCCTTGTTCAATCTTGCTCCCGGTGTGTTTTTAACTGCCTCGTGGAATTCAGCCGCATGTTCTGGATTATTACCAGCGAACATCATTTCACGGCCTTCTTCATCTCCGACATGGAGCATGCCACCGCGCGCCAGCTGCGCCCGTGGAGAGTTGATCTCGCCGAGGTGCTCGATCTCGTCAGCTTTGTAATCGCGCATCGTGTGGTCGGCCGTCTTGACCGTACCGTCTTCGGTGATATCCGTGATCCGGCGCGGATCTCCCTTGTCGTCGACGAAGGTGTCGCCGACTTTCAGGTCCTCGATGGACGTCTTTTGTGGCGTCAAGTCGATCCGGCCGAGCGTACCCTCTCGCCCGGGCCCTCCGACGGCTGCCGGAGGTTCCGCAGGGGCCTCCGGAGCTCCGGAAGTTCGTGCCCGGGGGGCAGGATGCTCTATACCGAACAGTGGGGCCTCCTCCGGGCCGCTGGGGAGGTGCAAAGGGATCTGCTGGCCTTGGATGGGTCCGAGAGGCGCTTCGGCCTGTGGCTGCGGTCCTATGGGCTCTACGTGCCGTCCCGGCGAAGGGGCCCCGGTCTCGAGCGGTTGCGGCTGGCCTACTTGCTGCTGCCAGAGGGCATCCTGATTCGGCCGGAGCTCTTCCATCTGAAAATTCCCCGGCGGCCGCGCTGGCCCAATTGGTTCAGCGAAGTCCGAAGTCTGTGGTCCGATGGCGTTCTGGTACTGATGCTGGATATCCTTCGTGACTGGCTCGATCGTATTCGGTTTTCCGGTAGCCTCGAGATTCCGGAACATTTTTTGGACGTTCAGATTCGGATTTTTTGAGCGCAGGTAGTCGCCCCACGCCTTCACACCCTCGCCAGCGAGCGTTCCGAACAGCGCGCCAATCGGACCACCAGCCACAAGTCCACCGATGGCACCCAAACCACCAGCGGCCAACGAAGAACCGCTGTGCAGTTTATCGAACGCCTTCCAGTTTCCGGTTTGTTCCGCGCGGACAATCGCATCCTCGAAATGATCGCGCACTTCGAGAAGGTTTCCGACTTTCTGGCGGAATTCGCGGAGCGGAACTTGATTCCCCGCCTGGTCGACGGCCGTCACACCAGCTTTTTCGAGTAATCCGGGGTTCGCGTCGTCCCCGTAGAGGATCGAACGGATCGCATTCGCCGCCGCACGCTGTGCAATCGCTGTTGCGTCAGAGGAATCCATCACCCGCTTGTCGGCCGGACGCGATTTGTAGTAATCCTCCGCGTCCTGATTCAATCGCTTGCGGTTTCCTTCGACTTCTTCGAGAGTTTTCGGCTGATCGCCGACAAATTTGTCGATCTGGGTCTTGGCCTTCTCAATTTCTGCGGCCGTCAGCTGCCCGGGATGCTTCGCCATCTCCGCATCGATGGCTTTGTCGATCTGATCGTGGTACTGATCGACGTGCACCATGTCTTCTGGCCTGTTCAGACCCTTCAGGTGCTCACCGATTGGCGCTTCCATCTCCTGAACGCGACGATTGATCGCACCGACGGCATCGCGCGGCGTTTTAATCTTCCCGGCATTGTCCTGCGCGACTTTCTGGAGATCCGGCATGGCCGCCTGAACCTTCGCGGAGTATTCCGTCTCCGTCATCGACGGTTTCTTGACGGTTAGTGCCTGTTCCTTCGCAGCCGCGAGCTTTCCAGCTTCCGTGAGCGGAGTTCCACGCACAACTTTGTCGGCAAGCGCCGGGGCGTGATGAGCGAGCTCACCAAGAGCGACTTGGCCAGCGACCTGACCAGTGGCACCACCGATATCTCCGGTCCCAGCCTGTTCGCCGATACTTCCGGCCCACGGGCCGACCAGAGGAATCGTCGACAGTGCTTTGTGACCGATGCCAGCAAGGCCGCCTTCTTCAGTTCCTTTATTCCATTCGGCGACTGCGGGATCCGTTACATATTTCTGCGTGAGTGCGTTGAGGCGCTCCATGGGAGCGAACTCGCCTTTGTCGTTGATCCCGACAAGTCCACCGACGCCGTGCTTGATATTTCCCTCTTCGTCCTTGCCCTGTCCGAAACCGATGTCGTACAGACCCTCGGCACCAGATTTAACGAGGCCAGCTGCGCCTTCCACTGCATTTTTGGCTACGTTGCCGGGAGTGAATCCGTAATTTTCTTTGATCTGTGGACGATCCTGCTCGAACTTCGTCGGCGGCTTCATCGGCGCGACGCCGCTTTTTACGGCTGCGCGGATCTTCGGAGAGACGTCTTTGCCGTACGCCGCTTCGATCTCTTCATCGGACGGAGGTTCAGCCGTAGCTGCAGCGGAGGCCGTTTTTACTTTCTCATTCCACGGCCCATCTTCCTCGTCTTCCCACGGCCCTTTTTCTTCAGTAGCCATTTATTGCTTTTCCCAGTTTTCTTTCTTCTTCCAGTCGCCGCCCTTGAATTTGTAACCCTTAACGACTTGGCCGACGGTATATTTTCCTTCCTCGCCTCCACCAATCGCGTGCTGCTTCTCGGCTTCCTTGGTTTTGATCGCGTCATTGGGATCGACAACTGTCAGGCCACGAACTTCAGGAGCGCGCTCCCGCAGGCGATCAATGTCTTTCTGGAATTTCTTCGATTGGTCAATTGCGTACTGACTGTTCAGTGAGCTGGCGGAAGGAGCCGTAGCCCACAAGGCCGAAGCCTGCACTTCGGAAACACGCGATCCACCAGTGATCTCCTTTGGAAGTCCAAGACTTGCTTCGCGGAGTGCAATCACTGCCTGAACATACTTCTTCGTTGGCTCCGTTGCTCCAGAGAGTGCAGCGGCGCGAACCAGTTCATCGAAGGTTGTGGTCGAAGAATGGGAGAGCGCCTTCGCGATAATCGCACGTTGTGCATATCCCTGATCGAGCGCCTTACTGGCATCCACGACGCTGTTGAGCTGCGTCTGCAGCGTGTTCAGTACAGTGTGGTGAGTCTTGGCCTTGTCGATGTCGCCGGACTGCGCCGCAGTGATGTGATGCATGTGCTCTTCATCAGCGTCAGCCTTCGACATCAGGTGCGCTCTGTTCTGATCGTCGTAGGCCAGAACAACACGCTCGTTGGCTTTTTCCTTCTGTAACGCTGCCGTCGGAGAGACCTCGGTCTTGAATGCGCCGAGATCCTTGATGTCCTCGCCCGTTTTCTTGTTGATCAGGATCTTGTGCTCCTGACCACCGACGCTGCGTTGCGTTACCTCGGTCTCGACTTTAGGATCCCCGTGATAGACAACCTGCGATTTCGCCGGAGCTCCATTGACTCCCGGAGTGATGGCAACGATGTCGCCGTTGTCCATCTTCTCGATCGTCGGTTTCGTCTGCTTCGCTGTCGTTTCAGCGGCGATGTCCTTGATCGCCTGCGGAGTTCCCTCTTCATCAAGCGAGTGAAGTTTTCCGTCAGGGCCTTTCCATCCGGTGATATTGCCCTCGGAATCCTTCTCGAGACTTTGTTCGGTCTGCATTTTCTTCAATCGTTCACGGCCCTCGGCGGTAGTGACGTCGCGAGCTGCTTCTTCGGAGGCGAGGTTCTTCGCTTGGCCTTCCGCTGCAGTGCGCGAAGCGAGCTCACGCTTCAGTTCGGATTCATTCGCCATCCGGTTCAGATCGGTTCCCGGAATATTGACGCCGATACCAGGCGCCAAAACATCGAGCGCGATATTTCCGATCTTGCCAGCGACGTGGCCAATCTTCCCGAGAGCGCCCGGATGATTTTCAGGAGTTCCCCACGGATGCGCTTTCTGCTCCTCGAGCCGCTCGAGCTCGTTGCGCGTGAATCCCGCGCTACCCACATCAGAGACCCCGGGAGAGGTTTGCGGAAGCGCCATCTTTTCTGTGTGCGTGAGAGTTGGAAGAGTCATCGGCTTCACGGTGACTCCACCCTCAGGTGTTGCGGAAGCGCCGATCTCTGGTCCCCCGGAAAGATCCGCCATGTGCGCCACAGGTTTGTTCGGTTGAACCGTTGCACCAAGAGCGAGCTCGCGATTCAGACCAGTCAGTGGCGCAGCTGCTCCTGCTTCTGTTCTCACTGGCGACATCGGAGCGACGTCAGAATGCGGCGTTACCGTAGACATCGGCGCAACCTGCACGGGCGCCGTTTCTTCCGGCCGCTTCAAGAGCCCTAATCCCTGAAGATGTTGGTTCAGGAGATCGGGATCTGTCGGAGCTGCAATGATGTCATCGAGAGAGAGAGCCATCAGTTTCCCTTAGGCGAACGCTTTCTTAACTCCAGCCGCACTCGATCCGAGATTTCCGAGGGTACCCAGCACGCCTTCGGTGTTCTGCAGCCAGCCCTGACGGCCAGCGGCGAGCTGATCCTGAAGATCCTGAGACTGCAGGCCCATGGATTTCAACATATTCGATGTATCGACGCCGTACAGTCCGAGCAGTTGCTGGCGCGCCTGCGCTTGCTTCTGCTGCTCGAGCTCCGCGTTGCGGTTCGCTACGTCGAGAGCTCCTGTCGCGAGCGTGCGTCCCTTTGAACGCGCGGCTTCGGCGAGCGCCGGCGCGAAACCTCCGGCGGTGCGCGTACGCAAGGCCGCAAGGCGCCCTTCTCCGGTCACGGCTGCGTTTCCACCGCCAGCCGCTTCCTGCTGCTTCACGAGCATATTGTTCTGCTGCTCAGGAGTGAATCCAGTTGGATTGTTGACGTCGCGAACTAACCCGGGAATGACGGAGGATCGATCAACGGCGGCTTCGGATCCAGCCGTTGCTCCGGTTTCTCCGGCCTGCTGGCCGAGTTTCTTCGCTGTTCCGGCGGCGCCGCGATCAAAAAGGATTTTAGGTTCTTCGAAGAATTCCCCGTCGTGAGAAAGAAGCTGGCCTGTTTCGATTGAGAAGGTTGGATTGAGAAGAAATCGGGCCATGGGAATGCTCCTCACTATACCCGATTCGGTTTTGAATCTAACACGTAACGCCGTGCTTTTCCAGATATTCAATGCACTTCTTTAGAATTGTTGCGTCGTCGTCAGCCAGACCCATTAGCCGGTTACATTTGAAGTGAACGATTCCACGGATACACTTTCCGCAACACTTTTCTCCTGGGCAGCATCGATGGTCGTGATCTATTGTGGCTACAAGATCCACAGTACCTCTTTCCGTAAGTGACCTGAAACCGTCAAGAAAAGGCTCCCCGCAAACTGCACAAAGTTCCTTTTGCTCATCGAGCATTCGCAGGAGATCATCCTCAGTGACTTTGAAGTTTCTCCTCCATCGATTGATCCGGTTTTCACTTTGGACTATTTGCGAGTTGTTTTTATAGAATCTTCGAGCTCGAGCAAGACGGTCAGAACGATTTCGGTAGGGCATCAGTCCTCGATCAAAAGCGTGTAGCAGACATAGGGACTCTTAATGAACCCCAATTCTAACAGTCTTTTCGAGAAAGCCTTATCAATCTCCGGTGGAATCCAGCAAGACATCTGATCGAGACCCAGCCGCCACGCTTCCACTTTCATGTGCTCCTTGAAAGCCTTGAGCCACTCCCAGCGATCCGCTGGCGTTCCCACCGTGTGATCGACGAGCAGGTAGAGCTCCGAGGTGATCTTCAGAAAGCTCATCAGCACTGGCGCGCCTTCGTGCTCGAAAACTTCTTTCACGACAAAAAGCGGATTCGGAACGATATCGCCCTTCTCGGTCCTGACTTCGAGATCCGGGAAGCATCTTTCGTCGAGTCCGTTTGCCTTGTGAATCTCACGCGCTTTTTCTATTTCACTGAAGTCGAAATGCCTGATCACTTCGCGGACCTCTTCGCACTGGGCGCTGGCCTGAAGAGGACTTTACCAAAACCAGATCCGCCCTGCTCACCTGTCGCTTGCGCGGTTCCGGATCCCGTCGATGGGAGCAGCGTCATCTGCTGCGTTCCTCCGGGATCGACTGCCGTCGGCATGTCGCCGCCAAAATGCACCACTGTGCCTGGTTTGCTTCCCGGGTACTGCGAATAGGCGCGAAAATAAAACTTCTGCGGATTCCCGTTGTCGTCGAGCGCTGGCAGGTTCAACGGGTTCATTGAACGGGATGCGCCGAGGTGAACGACGTGCGGCTTTAGAAAACTTGGATCCGTATCGTACTCGACGAAGTAGTGCAGGTTCCTCTGGATCGGATTGTTATCGGTGATCACGGCGTGGACGAGGCCTGCGCCGTTTGTCTTCACCTGCAGCTGCTGCACTGTCGGAGGCGGCGGCATCGTTCCAACCGCATCCACCGCTGAATTCTGGCCCAGCAGATTTGTTCCATCGACCATCTTCCGGAACGCTTCACCCAGATAGCGTCCGATCTCCGGAATGTTGCGGAGGAAGGTGATCTCCTTTTCGATGTCGATGGGCATAATTAAGCCTCAGTTATTCACGCCACGGATCGGGCTCCATGGATCCTTTGTCATCATCACGATCAGCCGCGAGAGCTCGTATCCTGATCCAACTGCGTTCGAGCTGAAGATCAGGAAGAGACGCGATCCGGTTTCGTTCAGCGGCATTTCGACGTCTCCGTTGGTAGACGCCGGCAGCGCCAGATTCGGCAACAGGACGTGCGAGTACGGAGTGTCGAGCGTGTTCGGATAGACCGTCGTCACGACAGTTCCAGATCCGTCGATCACCATCGTCGCGTACTCGAATGTGAACCGCGTGACGCCCAGCTGCATTCCTTCGGCGGCCTCTGTCGGCATGAAGCCTGCTGTCGCGTAGATCTGGTTGACGGCATTGCCGTCATCCTGCAGCAGGCCCTCGATTAGCGCGAAGATCTTTCCGTTGTGATCCGAATTCCCGAGGAAGAGCGGTGTCGTTGTGTCCAGCCGCTGCACGAAGGCGGCGCACGGCGCCTTCACGGTCCAGATCGACCACTTCCGCACGATGTCCGAGGCGATCAGTTTCCCGGAGTAGCTCCGGTGGATCATCACGTCGCTTGCGAGCGCGTTCGCCGTGTTCAGCTGCTTGTAGTTCAGCGCAAGGATCGCATTCGGGGTCTGCGGATTGTTGTCCGTGAAAAGTCCTGCAGGGAGCCACGTCGGCACGGTTCCATCCACCTGCAGCGCCTTAAGCGGCACGCCGATCAGGATCCTGCGGTTGATGATGTCGTTCTGCACCCACACTGTGTAGCCGACGATCCAGTTGATCATGTTCCAGAGCCGCTGGATCTCTTCAGAAAGCTTGATCGGCTGGCTGCCCTGAAAGAGGAATGCTCCTGCCTGGTTGGCGATGACGGCCCACTCTTCGCCGGAATTCTTCGTGTCGATGGCGAGCGAAACAGCGTAAGGACCGACAGCACCGACGGTTTGAGAAATGACGCGCGGCGTATTCCAGAACGATGGCTCCGTCGTGTCATTGCTGTTGACGGCGACGATCGAGCCAGTCTTCACGAGATAGAAATTTCCAGAGAGCACGAATCCGGAAACGACTGGCTGCTGGTTCTGCTGGTTCGCCTTCACGATTCCAGTCAGACGATCAAACTGCTCGAAAGCCTCGCTATAAGAACCGATCACCTGCACGTTCAGGTTCGGCGTCTCCGTGGGGAATGGCTCGATGCGATCAATGATCACTTCGACGCCATTCGCAATCGTCGTCGCGTAGATCCGGATCAGGAGATCGCTGGGAACTGGAGCAAAGGTTGTCGTCAGCAGCGTCCCGGTAAAGATCTGCATCGTTGTCGCGATTCCGGAGAGCGCCTGAGTGAACGATCCGAAAACTTTGTTGAACGACGGGCTGAAGAGATCCACGACAAGATTTCCGCCAGCAGCTCCTGTCGGCACCTGTGCGGTCACGCGCACGCTGTACGTCGTTGACGCGTTGATGATCGGCACGAGGAATTCATCCTCGAACGCGTTCTGCGTGATCATCCCGTAGGTTGCTTGCGAAATGCCCGAGGAATTCAGGATCTGATAAGCGTTTCCGAAAACGGGCGAGCTCACAACGCTGCCGCCGGCGCCGTTCGTTGGATCCACGGTCCATCCGGCTGGAGCTCCGGAGGCCGTAATGCCGCCGTCAAAGGAAAAGTTCAGCAGATTTGTGATCTTGTTCTGTTCGCCGACGGCGAAGATCCGCTGGTTGTAAGGGATCAGCGCAACACAGCTTCCGAGCTCGATATTCTCGAAGAGGTTGTTTCCCTGAATATCGATCTGATCGGCGGCGAGGAGCACACCATCTGAAAAACTCAGTGTGACGCTCTGGGTCGTGTTGTCGTTCACCCACGTCGATGTGCTGGTGACAATCGTTCCGTTGTCATTTATCGGAACGGGCTCGGGAATATTGTAGAAGTTGCTGCCGTTCGCGGCCGTCAGGTGGATCACCCGGGCGATCACGTTCGAGGGTCCGGTCAGGAGATTCGAGATCTGCAGGTTCGCGGCGCCGGATGTCACATCGAAAGTCGTAATCGGCGAAGGCTGGGTCATGAAGCCATTTCGCGTCAGGAACGAGTAGCAGACCTTCCGCACGCCAGCGCTGATGATCCCGGTGGTGACGAGATTCCCACCGAGCCTGTTGCCGACGATCACCAGAGGATCAAATTGGAAGATCGTTCCGAAAATGATGCCTGATCCGGTTTCAGCAGCTGACGAAACATTGGGACCGAACAAGGTGATCGAGAACGATCCCGGCGACGTCGCGGAGATCGCCTGATTCTGGACGTTGAAGATCCCGTTTCCGTTCAGTGTTCCGCTGACAGTGATGATCTGGCCGACGACAGGATTCGTTCCCGTGATCAGGTTGAATCCGTACGTCGCCACGTTTCCATTGAGCACCGTGCTCGTGATCTGCAGCTGCGAAGCGTTCGGCGTGGCGTTGACGGTCCAGCTGCCATCGTATCCGGCAGTCGGAGCTCCTCCGGTCCCGGAAATCTGCAGCGTGCCGCCAACCTCGAGATTCGGAACCTGCGCGGCAGCCGTCAGGGTTGCCGTTGTCACCTGATAGGTTCCTGTCGGTGCGTGCGCTTCGATGTGATTCGCCTGATTGATCGACTGCGACGACGGCATCGTCACCGTGAAATACCAGCGCGATTGTGCCGCGCCCGGAGGAACGCCCTGTCCAACGCTCGTGATGATGTAATCGCCGTTCACCGTCTGGCCAGCGAATTGTGAGGGATCGATTCCGGCAAGTTGCACGCCGGCGCCGATCACGAGATCCGGATCAGCAACTGGCTGGAAATTTGTTCCGACGTAATAAACGGTGAGCACGTTTCCAACAGCGGTGGATCCGGGGCCAGCGGACCACAGGATCCCGGAAAGATGTCCCGGATTAGCGACGTCGCTTTTCACCGTCGGCTGCGTGATCGACACGATGGTATTCGACGCCGAGGAAGAGGAAGCCGCCGGAGGAGCTCCCGGGCCCACTTGGCTCAGGCGGTCGAAATTCGGCGGCGTGTAGGTGCGCGGTACATCGGTGCCGTTCTGCAGATTCGATACCGCGATGAACTCACGATCATCGACTGTCGCGGACTGCGCGAAACTATCCGGAAGAATATTCGTGGCGACACCCGTGAGCACGCCCGGAGCATTGATCGCGTCTTCCTGGTAGAAGACTCCGTCGCTTCCGAGCACCAGCGTCAGTACTTCGCCGCCCGTCTCTGCAAAGGTTTTGATGTAGTTGAAATTCGGCGGCGGATTTGGTGTCACGAAAACTTTCAGTTTCACGGCATAGATATTGAAAACAGCGTTCGCCGCCGATGCGCTCGCCACCAGATTCACGGTGAGGTTCGGGCTGTTCATGAACGCAGGAGTCAGTGCAAATCCGAAGTTGGAAGTTGGCTGGCCGAGGGCGATAGTCCCATCGACAGAAGGAAGCTGGCCAGTGACAGGCGCCGATGTAACGCCACCGCTGACGACTGTCGCCGTCAGGATCGAGTTGGCCGTCAGGTCCGATTGATTCCCGCTGACTTCGACTTCCATGCCGAGCACGAATTGTGTCGATGGAATGTTGAATGCGAAATTCAGCGACTGCAGGATCTGGCTCACTCCCGGGGTCGGTGGTGGAGAAGAGAAGTTAGCGATTTCCTGCACTTCGCACTGGGCACTGGCAAAACCACCAGACTTTGAGATCGTGAGTTGAGTGATTCCCGCAGGGATGTTCGCAAGGCCAAGCAGGAACATGTCGCGGCCGCCAATGCCGTTCTGCGACTTCCCGATCAGCGTGTAGTTGTTCCCGAGGTTGTCTACGGCAGTGACGTTGTTCAGGTTGACGGCACCGAGGTCGTAACAGGTCACGAGAATCGTATGCCCCTGAACCGTGGAGTGCGGAAGATTGACCACCATCGACGACACTGGGAAAGACGCCGAGTTGTTTCCGTGATTGGTGTTAAAGACTACTGGCGTGGATCCGTTTGTGAAAAACGAAGCGAGAACAGCAGCCCATGTCTGATTCGGTCCACCGAAATTTCCAGTGGCAGTAAGTGGATTCAGGCCAGTGAACAGTGCGCTGGCTTGGACGCTCACGGAATCGAATACGGCAAAAGGCGGGGCGTAAACAGTTCCAGACGAATGGAGAGCGAGGAAAGCCCACTCTCCGGCGAGACTCGGCGTGATGGGACCAACGGAAAATCCTGCCTGAGCAATGTTAGATCCAGCGGTCACCACTTTATCGACAGGACCAATCGGACCAGTTCCACCACCGAAATTCAGTGTGACGGAAGCGTACGTCCCGGGAATATTTTTCGTGGCGTTGGTTGGGTTCGACCAGGCGGCTTCATTCGGCGCCTGCGATCCAGCGACACTCGATGCCGACTTCGTGACATTTTCGATGAAGATACTTCCGAAGTAGAACTGGCTTTGTTTTCCCGGGCGCTGAAAGACCGAACCAAGAATGAAATCGCAGTTGATTACGCGGGGGCTCGCGCCGAGCGGGAGCGATTCAGGCGTGGCCTCGGTGTAGAGGCCACCCATCAACTCCATCGGTGCAGAGATGAAAGGCTGATCAGCGTTGTTAATTTTACTACTCCCTTATAAAATGCACGAAATGAGAAAAGCGCTCACACTTCAAGGACTCCGCTTTGGAAGACTTGTGGTAATCAAACGGATCCCAAATAGAAAAAGTGGATCTCTCTGGTTGTGCCTCTGCGATTGCGGAAAGACAAAGCGCGCTCTCGGGAAAAATCTCGTTGGGAAACAAACAACGAGTTGCGGATGCGCGCTTTCTAAACACGGGCACTGGGGAAAGCCGGAATATTTTTCTTACTGGAACATGCTTCAGCGTTGTCTCAATCCCAACTATCACAGCTTCCATAGGTACGGGGGTAGAGGTGTAACTGTGTGCTCCAGATGGAAAAAGTCCTTTGCGAATTTTCTCGCTGATATGGGTCACAAAAAATCTCCGCGTCTCACCTTGGATAGATTCCCGGACCCCAACGGCAACTACGAGCCGAGTAATTGCCGTTGGGCCACATGGAAGCAACAAGCCGAAAATAAGGCTTACGCGTTGCGGAGATAGATGGCTTCAAAGCTGATCACGTCAGCCCAGATGCCAGACACCGCCGAGGACGGATACTGAATCAGCGGCGCCGCCGTGGTGAGCGATCCGTTGAAAGGAACCTGCAAGACCATCAGTTTTCCGGTGGACGGAATGCGCTGATAGATATAACCAGCACCGGAACCGTTCGCCTGAAATCCGATTAAACCAGTATTAGTGTTCGGCTGGAGAGCTGCCAGAAGCACAGGATCCAGAGAGAACCCACCGGCCGGATAAATGTCCGTCGGCGCGCTGACCTGAAACGTGCCCCAGAAGCTTTGCGTACGCTGGTCGTTGGTCTGTACGAATCCAGCCTTAACTGTAAGTGTTGCGACGGCCATGGTGTGGCTCCTTCTATTGTCTGCAACCTGAGAAGGACTGCAGTGTCTTACTTTCCTCGCCCATCGAAGCGCGAGTGAAAATCTTTACGGGGCCATCGTGATGCCCGGGCTCTCCGCGCGCCAGAATGAACCGTCACGACGAAAACTCTGCAAGCTGACGAGCGTCGCATCCGGAGCAATCGGTGAAGCTCCCTTGAAATCCGCTGGCCACGCGAACGTCCTACTCCCTGTGCCGTCCTGAGTGAGCTCGAACGTGATCAATTGACCGTTCGTCGGATTCGTCACACTACTCGAGGTCACGTTTCCGGTCAGCGTCATCTTGAAAAGCGGTGAAGGGAAAGTGGACGCGTCGAAAACCGGAGTCGCCACAAAAGCCACGGTGGTGATGCCGAAAATATCCGCTGCCACCATTAAGCGCGAAGCTGTCGCGCCGGCGCCGCCTGAAGCAGGTCCGGCGAGAAATGAATTCGCGTTCTGGTTTGCGAGACCCAGATTCAGCGTGAACGTGCCCGAGGCGATGATCGGATTCGTTCCGGTGATCGACGCCGTGAAAAGAGCGCTCGCTGCAACTGCGAGCTGTACGCTCGTTACAGTTCCGACTCCCGCCGGAAGATCTGCAGTGACGAGAGTCCGGAAAGTCCACGCCGCAGGGCCTCCGCTCGTTGGTCCGGCGGCGACAGTGTTGGCGTTCTGGTTCGCTTTCGTTACTGCGAAAGTTCCAGTGGAACTGATCGGGGATCCGGCGACCGAGAATTCCGCAGGCATTGTCAGCGCGACGCTCGTGACCGATCCCCCGCCCTGACTCACGACTTGCTGATCCGGGAAGATTACCGTCGGGATCCGTCCAATCGGATCGAAGAGCACAATCGTATAGACGCCCGTGGCCGCGTAGAAAAACCAGTTGCCGAGGCCGTCGCTCTGCAGCGGATTCGTCGATTGATTGATCGGCACGAGCCCCGCGCTATCCGAGAAGATGGATGCGAGCGGAGAGGGCGGCACCGTATTCGTGACTGCTGGTTGCGTGCAGACGTAAACGACGACGCCCTGCAGAGCTGGTCCTTGCGCCGAGTTGATCGAGCCGTCCTTGCGGAAGACCGACATTATTGCACCGTCCCGGTTGCCCCAAGATCTGTGAACGTGCCTTCGTTCGATCCGCCACCCTGATACGACTGCCGCTGATAGGTCACCGTCTGCTGCCGACGGATGTACTCCTCGGCCATGGCGCTGATGTATCCCTCGGCTGCGTCTTCGACGGACTTGATCGAAACTGGATTCGCTCCGCGAGCTCGTCCGTACATCCCCGCCATCAGGTTGGCGAGAGCGTCAACACAGTCCAGAATAAAGATAGGAGTGCTTGAAAACGCTGATGCAGCAACCCTAATCGGTGGTTGACCAGATTGATAACGGATCATCAGGTCCTGCGGCACGAGCGATCCGTTCAGCCAGATGGCGTACTGCCGCCACTCCCACATTCCGAGCCAGTTGTTCTGGTAGGAAGATGCAAGGCCTTCCTGCGCCTGACGCATCGGAGTGAACTGCAGATTCGATCCCGTCTGCCGCTGGCGCACCGTGTAAACCTGCATGCAGTCGCCTGGTAGCGCTGGCGAAGCGGACGTCGTCGTCCCGTTGTTCGTGCCCGTGTATCCGATGTTCACGAAGACCGACGGATCTGACTGCACCACGGGAGGCACTGCGTTCAGGACGATGCCGTCCTTGATCGGAAAGGTCACGCCTTCGTTGCGGAGATCCCGGAGAACCTTGTTGATCGCTGAATTCAGAAAAGGAAGAGTGAATGGCGCATCGTCGGTTGCAATGCGACCGGATCCCGCAACGCCGCTCACTCCGGTGAATGTATCGTTCACGAGTGCGCGCCACAAAGTCGTGACGTCCTCGATCACCGGGAAAAGAGATGGTTGTACGTTGCTCATTTTTCCCTCTCGCAAATTTCGACTTGGAGGTGGTCGCGCTCCCCTGAATCGGGTGTACAGGGGGTTACGGGGCCACCTCCAAGAAGATCGTTAAGCCTTCGGCGCCACTTTCTTTTTCGGCGCCCGGGCCGGAGTAGTCGCAGATCCGACGAGCTCTGCTTCCTGCGTCGCGTCTGGATCCTCTTCGACACCAGCTTGTTCCTCGAGTTGTTTCTTCATCTCGAGCATCTCGCGGTAGCGAACCGGATTCACGATGCAGCGCTCTCCAAAACTGTTGCGGTGATATGCGATCCCTTCCTTGACGGGATCTCCGCAGTTCGGGCAGGTGATCATGTGGTGAGTCGCCATGTGCCACGACGCCTGCTTGCCGAGGTAGTCCATGGCGAAGTGCATCCACGGAGTGATCGACTTCAGGTCGCCGCCGGCGCTTAGTTCCTCGCCGCGCTTCACGAGCTCGTCCATCGTCCGGTGCACGCGCTCCTTGAACTGCGCGATCTCCCTGTCGAGCTTTTCGGTCTCTTCCGGCTTCGTCAGGGACCACCACACGCCATAGGCGTTCAAATTGTTTCCGTACTGATCGCCTGTGTCCCACTTCTGCAGCTGGCCTTCCCACTTGATCCCGGGGAATGCGCTGGGATTCAGAAGCGATGTCGCGGCCTTCCGCCCATCGACGTTCTTGTAGTACATCTCCGTTGTGCCTGGTTTGAAGTACGGCTCTTTCACAAACGGAGGAAGAACAGTGAAAGCGAATTTCTCGTGCGTCTTGCATGCTGGGATGATGACGCCCGGGAAGATCGGCGGCTGCGAAACGGTGTGCTCCTTGTTCAGGATGTTGTAGACGTAGATCACATAGCCAGCTTCCTTGCCGCTGTCCTGTGTCTCGATCATCGTGGCGCCGTGATTCGCGCCGTCCTGCGTCGATTTCGCCTGCTGCTGCGCTCGACGCTGGTCCTGCGCCAACTGTGCTGTTACTGGAATCGAAGCCATTTCTCTTTCCTCCCGATATTTTTAGTGTGAAATCATCGGCTTGTCGCCGAGAGCCATGCCCCGATTGAACTTCGGCCTGTGACCACCACGGCTCATCCGGTCCCAGACTTTCTTGATCTGCTCCATCTTCCGGTCCAGCAGAGATGTGCGGATTCCCTGATTCCCGTACGACACCGGACCCCACCACTTCGGCATGTTCTCTTCGAGCTGGTCCGCGATCCTTTCTGTTTCGGCCTTATCCTCGACAGCTTTCACTGCCGCTCGCGCTGCCGCTTTCTGCTTGACGGAAAGTTTCTGGAACGCTTCCATCATCGGGATCAGCGTGTCGATCAGGAAATGCGTGAGCGGGAAATGTGTGACGACGAGTTTCTTACCCACGAACTCTTTCGAGATCAGCGGCTGGACGATTTCATACCGTCCGCGCCATGGATACTCGCCGACCATGTACAGGCGTGAGAGTGAATCGAAGGTGCTCGAGTAGTAGGCCCGGGGAGATCCGTATTCCGTCGGGGAGTGCCATCGCATGATCACCCAGCAGGGCATCCCGTGACACTGGTAGCGTTCACGGTATCCGACGCGCTCGTTGCCGTTTTTGTCGCGCCAGATATTTCCCATCCGGATGAAAGTAGACTGGCCCCAGACGATCTTGAAGTTGGGATCTCCGAACTGATTCACGCCGAAGATCTGCGTGAGTCGGTCCTGATATTCCTTCGGGCATTCTCTCGTCTCTGCGCCTTTTACTGGCATTCCACGACCCGAGAGTACACTTCCTCGTCCCGAACCAGCTTGATGCGTTCGTCGCCTGTCAGATCCTTGAGGCCTTCGATCTCCATCGGGAACGCTGTGAAGATCACGAGGTCTCCCTCTTTGAGATCGGACTCTGGCCCAGCCGCGACGACCACTCCGCGCTGTGACTTGTCTTCGCCCTGCATGAGGAAGAAATCTGCTGCCGGAATCACAACGCCTGCTTCCGTCCGCACTTCCTCTTTCTGAACTTGCCGGATGAGCACCCACTTGTGTCGCGGAACGAGTTTGAACTTCCTCTCGCTCACATCCGTAGTGCTCTTCGGTTCGCCGTTGTCTTCAAATCTACGGCGGTCCAGCACATCAATCGGTCCTGCAACTGCAGTCTGATTTTCGTTCATTGATCACCCGATGTTTGAATTTGTGGGGAGGGCGTTACTCCTCCCCCTTTCTCACGCAGGTTGGAAATTAGCTCGTCACGCTCGGAACGGCGGCGCCGGAAATAAAAACGCCAGCCTTCATGTTCGAGTTGAAGAGGTTGAGGAAGCAGTTGTAGAAGAAGATCGAGGACGTCAAATAGCTGCCCTGACCAACGAAATCGGGGATCGGCATCGTGGTGACGCCATCTCCGAAATCGTAGAGCGACGGCTCTACAGTTTCCACAATGCCCCATGTCTCCGGGCACACTGCATCGAGACGGCCCTGCTTTGCGGTGTAGCTCACGTTCAGCGGACGGCCACCGTAAGTCGGCGACATGTGCTTCTTGACCATGTCGAGAGCCTTCTCCCCGGGCGGCACGTAATTCTGCGTGAGGACGTTCGTGTACAGCTGCGTCACGGCCAGTTCCTGATCCGGTCCACAGATCCACTCGAAGTCCGCAACAGCTTCGTTGTCCGCACCGAGGCCACGGCCGATCAGAATCTCGGCCTTGTAGGCGTCGGTCATGTTGATCGCGGCGTTGCCCTTCGCAATGTTCGGCGTGGACAGTTGGCCGGGATAGGTTGAACGCGCAAGATTCAGAATCGTTCCCGTGTTCGAGGCGACCTGATACGCATACAGTCCGGCGAGGCCGGAGTTCAGCGCACCAGTCGATCCCTGAATCATCACGAAGTCGCCCACCGCTGTGTTCGTCGGCAGAGCCGTCGAAAAATACACGGTGTCGTTTGCGCCATCGACGTAGGAAACCGTCGCCGTCGCCGGAGTGGTGCGAGCCACGCCGCCTTCAGTGGGGAAGATCTGGATGACCTGCTGTTCTTGGAATTGGTTCGCCTGACCACCGAGACCGACGATCGAGGACGGGTTGGAGCCGCCCAGAGTGTTGTTATTGACCGCCGCGGTGGAAGGGATCTGGACGATTGCGCCCGAGCCATCGCTCAGGAACTGCGCGTCCACGCCCTGCATGAAGGAGTTGAAAGAATTCTTCAGCTCTTCCGCGCGCAAGCTGATCAAGCCGCGCTTCGGGCCTTGTGTTGCGATTCGGGCGAGATACGTGATCTCGCATCCGGCGAAGAGACCAATCGGAGAAATGTCTCCACCGACCCACTGCGATCCGGTTCCACGCGGCAGGGCGTCGCCGTTTCCAGTTGCCTGGAAGATAGCTGCGCCTGACTGAATGCGTACAGGAATACGGAAAGCCGGACGAGCGGTGCCACCAGCCTGCGTGGTCACTGCCGTCGGATAGGTCTTACTTCCCTTTTTGAAAAGGTTGTAGACCGTGTGGCCCTTGTAGACAAGATCCGGAATGCCCTTCGCGAAATTCTCGAGCTCTACGGCTTCAACAGCCGCTTCTGCCAAAGGATTCGCTGCCATGGTTGGACCTCTGCATTAGCTCAACGGTGGTCGGCGACCCGAACGCGTGCACGTTGGCGACTCACACGAAATCAATCGCGGAGTTTTCCCTACACCCGATGTGCTTGGAACAATGCAGAAGTTGCGGAGATTCAACCGATATTGGTCCCGCCCCTGACCTTGCCTCGGAAGTACGGCACTTATTTTCGGGAAGACCCCGATGGCTCCAACATCTTCTTCGGTGTGAAGTTACTGCGAACTTGTTCAGGATGCAAGTAATTTTTGCAGGGTAGCTTCCTACTTGTTTTCAGAGAGATCGGATGGGTGTGTCACGTTTTACAAAATGCATCGAGAAGTTCCATGAAAATGGCCTCACCAGCGTCTTCGGCCAGATGGTGCTGCAACAGGAGTCTGGTCTTCCTTTTCGCTTTACCAGCCTTGATCGAGCCAACAGAAGAGGCAGCGAGTATGCGTTTGGAGCGGCGTGTCTTCCAGCTTTTCTTGACGGCCTGAGATCGCATCCGATGTTCTTCTTCTGGAGTGCGACGTTCTTTCTTGATCCACTTCTTGCCACGAAACATGAGAAGAGTATATACCAAAACGAGATCCCCGGGCGCCCTGAGGGAGCACCCGGGGAATCCCGACCTACTCGCGGTTCGGAACGAATTAGCCGCCAGTCTGCGCGAAATCGATAGACTGCAGCGGAGGTGCCACAGGCTCGGTTACCGCAATCGTGTGAGTCACGCTCACGACACCGACAGCCGGATCCGAGGAAGTTGCCTTGAGGTTCAAATCGAATGTCGTAAACGTGCTGCCAGCCGGAGCAGTGGCGTCACACGAAAGCCCGTCAGCGCTCGGATTGAGAACTACGCTACTGTCGCTTGCCGTCCACTGCGGAACTGTACCCGCAGCCTGAGCGCCATTAACTGGATTCAGGACTGCGGTGAAGGTTCCTGCTGCTCCACGAACGATTGAAAAATTCATACTGCCTCCAAATTGAACGAAGTCGATCTCTTTCAGGGCAATCCACTGCAAAAGTCTCTTGATATCCCGATGTATGCACAGGATCTCTTGCCAGACCTGTTCGAGTTTTCTCCAGATCTGGACAAGCACTTCCCAGATCTCTTCCAGCTTATCCCAAATCTTCCGGAACCAATGTTCGCATCTGAACACGACGGAATCCTACTCCATTACTTGACGTCGTTCCAGTTGAATTTAACCATGTCCGGCTTCCCGTTCAGAAACGCGCGGCCACTGATCCACAACGTCTCGCTCGTCCGCTTCCAGTCCACGTCGTCGCGGTTCGGCTTCCCTCCGGTGTAGTTCACTCCGGATCCAGCCCCTGCGGCTCCCTTTTCTTTTCCGTTCGCGCCAGCAGCCGCAGCTTTCTTTCCCGCTGCAGCGCTTGCCGCCGTTCCACCTCGCGAGTAGTTCGGATACATCGCGTTGCGGAGTGCGCGGAACTGATCCGGCAAAAGCTCGGCGAACTTCGCGCTGACAAATCGTGCAGATCTCGCCTGGTCGCCCTTGGCGAGAAGTGATTTTGCGGCGCGCTGGAACTGCACATCCTTCGCCATTATTTTGAAGATCCGGGAATTGAGAGCGTTGACGAATTCGCGGCGGCCTTCCGGGCTGAGTTTTAGGTCCTTGAAGAACGGCTCGACGATCTTTGCCGTTGCCGTATTGTTGCTGCGGTTCACGTCACTCGAGACGCGTCCTTCAAACGCTTCCTGCTTTTCCTGATTGAGTGCGGCGCGATCCTTCTCGAGTGCTTCGCGTTCCGGATTTTTCTGCGACTTCAGGTCGAGCTGCTTCTTCACCATTCCCTTGGCGTTGTTCAGCCAGTTGTGGATCTTCGTGGTGAGATCGAAAGCTTCCTGACCTTTCCCTTCCTTGATGAGCGAAAGGAGTTCCGTGACCGATCCGTAGAATCCGGCCTTGTCCAAACGCGCCACCATCGTCGGCAGGATCGTGTTGTCGAACTGGTCCGCAGTCATGTGCTGCGCGATCTGCTCGAGGCCTTGCGTCACCATGTTGGCGAACTGTTCGGGATTCGCTTCGCGGAGTTGCGTGAGCAGTGCGGGATCGCCATTCGAGAACTGTGCGACCTCTTTCCGGTAATCCTCGACTTCGTTCTGGATCTCGACGAGGCCTTCTTCGCCGCCGACGGCTTCAAACGTCGCAGCCATCTGCCGGACTTTGGTTACGGCCTCACTGAGATTTTTGACGCCGAGCTCTTCGCGGATTCGCTCCGCGCGCCCGTGATCTGCGAATAGTTGTTTTGCTGCGGCGGGATCTACCTTCTTGAGTGCAGCGAGTGCCTTGCGTGTCGCGGCATCGATCTTGCGACCATCGGTCTCGCCACCCAGCTCCGCATCGTCTTCTCCGGCGCCGGCTTGATCGTCAATTTCTCCAGCTCCGGCACCTTCTCCACCTTCGCCTTCGCCAGTTCCTTCTCCAGCACCTTCAGCAGCGCCTTCACCAGCACCTGCGCCTTCTCCAGCTCCACCACCAGCGCCTGTACCATCTCCGGCTCCGGCCCCATCACCTGCTCCAGCTGCATCTGCTACGGCTGCACCTGCACCTGCTCCTGCGATCAAATCGTCAAGCATGTCTTCCTCCCGATGTTTTTCTTAATGTTTCGGTGCTCCACCAGCGCCTTGCGGCGTGCCGACTGGTATCGGCGGTGCCGGAGATTTCGCTCCTGCACCTGCAGGGACTGGCGCGGGAGCGGTTGCCCCCGGGGAGGGAGTTACTCCAGCCTTCTGCAAGATCTGTTGTGCCGCGCCCTGATCGACCTGCACGACGTCCTTGTATCCAACGCTGACGCTCGGCGGCTTTCCGGTCTGTTGCGCGGCTGCTGCAGCCTGCTTCGCTGCCTCATCGTGTTCGTGGAAGTGTAGCACCACGTTGTCGAATCCATCCTTGTCGGTCTTCTTCGCTTTGCGGCCTTCGTCGCCGTTGATCCAGATCCAGCATGTCGCCGCCTCGGTGGCATTGTCGTCCGTCGATTCGATTGGAATCGAGCAGATATTCTGCGGCATCGCAGCGAGCTCCTGCTCGGCCTGCGCGAGTTCCTGTGGATCCACTCCGCTCGCTTTGATCTGTTCGATCTTCTCACGCAGCATTTCCACCTGCGGATTCGGGACAGGTCCCGTCTTCATCATCAGCTCGATCTCCCCGAGCTGCTTGTTGCGCGAGATCACCTGCGGGATCACGAGATCGGATAGTCCGAGCATGTTCTGCAGGAACTCGAGGTTCGCAGCGTTGAAGAAAACTTCGGCGAGCTGCGGATTCTTCCCGAGGTTATCGAAGACTCCCATGAGCTTGTTGCTCTTCTGGGTGTAGGTCTCCGGGAAGTTTTCGTCGCTCTCGGCGAAGACCGTGATATTCCCCTTGAGATCATTGATCTCGAGAGTGATCGTCTCGCCGCCGGGAATCTTTTCGTTGATCGACTTGTCGCGACACTTCGCGCCCCAGCGAACCATCTGCTTCATCGACACAGCTTCCGCATTCTTGATCGAGTGCCATGTTGGTGCGAGGCGCCCGAGCGCGGAATCTCGCTGGGTGGCGATGGCTACACCGCTGTCAGCCGTGCCGACATCGCCCCCAGCTAATGCGGGATACGCTCCCGAGAGCAGCTCCGCAAGAGGACCTGAGTATTCCTTGATGAAGTCCGCGAGATTCGCGGGTGGGTTTACTGCAGGCTCTACGAAGATCAGTTCGGTGACAGGTACTCCGGGCTGGCGCTTGAATCCGCCGATGTCTCCGGGCACGTTCGTTTGCTGGCGCAGCGTTTCGACAGCGAACGCTTTCGAGTCCATCCACTTCTTCGGAATCGTCCGCACGAAGATGTCGTTCATCAGATCCAGCCAGTTGTTCAGCCGTTTCTGGACGGGCATCGTCGATGTGCCCATGGCGTTGCGGTTCTGTCCGTCTCCGGAGTAGGCCTGCCCGAGGGCCCAACAGTCGTCCATCGATTCGTTGCGAGCGAAGCAGAAAGTTTCTCCGGCGTAGACCACGTAGCAGCCGTTCGGAAACATCGCGATCATCTTGTCTCGATCGCTTTTGTCCTTGATGTCCATCAGCTGGCTCGGACGCATCCACGTCCGCTGGATCGTGACGTCGGCCGCGATGCTGTCCGAAGTCACATACGTGGACTGCATGCCGAGCTTCACGTTCTGGCGCGCCAGTCTTCCGATCTCTCCCATCGCCGCCTGATTCGTTTCCGATTTCAGATCGTCGGCGACCCACGGGAACATTCCCTTTGCGCGGCAGATATCGACTTCGGTCTCATACTGCAGCACATCGACTTCGGAAAGATCGTTTGCCATCATCGGCGTCAGCTTTACTTCGAGCTTGCCGTGCGCCGTCCGTACTTCCTGACCACGAGGTGTGCGCTTCTCGAATTCGCCGAGCTCGCCTTCCGCTTCTTTCTCTTCGTCAGTCTCGCTCGCTTCGTGTTCGACGTGGGTCTGGCCTTCGGGCACTACTTCTTTGCTCTCGGCGCCTTCCTTAGCGGTCTCAGGAGATTCCGGCGTCGCTGCAGCAGCGGCACCCTCAACAGGAGTCGTACCAGGCTCGCCTTCGTTTTCCGGAACGAGATCATCTGGCTCGTCGTCCTCTTCCCAACCGAATCTCTGGCCGTCCTTCACAAACCGCGAGTAGTACAGGAATCGTCCGTCCGTCCATAGATAGCGCGAGGCGTCCGTCTGGATCTGGATCAGGTCGTTGTTTTTACTGATGACCTTGCGGAACTTCTCAGCGGAATCAGCCGCAGTGATCTGTGCGTCTGAGTTCGCGCGGACTGGAGCAAAGCGTACGTTCGGGACGGTACGCGTTAAGGCCGCGATGATCATCTGTGCGCGTGCCGAGTAGATGTTCGTCGGCAGGAGCGCCATGTCCATCTGCATCGATGGCCCGTAACCCGTCGCTTCGCCCGGGATGATCCAGCCGCCACCACGCTGCGGAATGAGGAACTGGAAGCCACGATAGAACAGAGCCGCTTCCCACGCTTGAATGACTTCGATCAGCCGAGCAGGATAGTCGCGCTTCGCCGCTTTGCGCGCGATCTCCTTCAGTAAATTCTGTTGCTTGGTATCGAGCTTGGCGTTCGGTACGCGGGACCATTCGAGGCCTGCGAGGACACCGATGTCGTACTTCGGTTCCTGACTTGGTTTCTCGTCAGGCGCCTGAGCGCTCCCGGCATAATCTTGGACTGCTGTCGCCACTGGGACTCCTCAGTTAGTGCTTTGCGCTTGCAAACGCCAATGCGAGGCGCGCGCGCTTTCCTACCTTACCGCTCGAGTGTTTGTGTTCTTCGGCAAATGCATGCGTGCTCTTGCCAGCGCGTTTCGCAGCAGAACTGAACACGCCTTCCGTGCCGCGATGCTTGATCCCGCTGCTGACTTTCTGCATCCACCTATTCCCGGCCATCACTTCCTCCTGTCGATGTACTCACAGCATCCGCCTGGTTGAACGAGGACATCGCCACTCGGCAACCGCTCCCGCTTGGATTTTTTCTTCATGTCTTCTTGTTTGCAGCCGTCGGTGGTGGAGTTGAAGTACTCGCAGTTGGAGCAACGAAAAGCGCCGCCTTCTGGTCCTTCGTATCCGGTGCCTTCTTCGCCCTTGATCGCTTTCTCGTTGATCACTACCGCTCCAGCCCGATTATCTTTGCGACGAGCGCTCCCGAGGCGTCGTAGAAATGCATCTCACTGTCCGGCATGTACTGATCCTGCGTGAGGTGCAGGCCTGCAAATACGTGACCCAATTGCGACAACGTGACATCTGCATTCTTCTTCGGCGGCTCCGGAGGATAGAGCTGCACGAGTTTCCTCATCTGCATCGGATGGACGCGCACTTCGTGAGCCAGCGGTGCATGCTCGCGAACGTAACGCCCCATCTGCGGAGAGATCCAGCTTCCGTTCGCGTTGAATTCGTAGAGCTCACTCATCCCCGGCGTGCCTTCCTGAAGGCCTCGGCCATTCGCGATCCCTTTTTACGATGAACCATCGAGGGATCCGCGTGCGCCTCGGCCTTGTCTTTCTCCTTCTGAGCTTCAGTGAGCGGAGATCCTGAAGACATCAGAAATCTGAACTGCTTAGGTGTCCATGGAATGGGCCACCATCCCCAGCCACCGTTCCAATGTTAACTTCTGGCGTGGCCTTCTATTTCTCGCTTGCTGGAATCGCGTGGCCCACCGGCAATTTCGCGGAGTGTAATCGCCGTCATTATTTCGACGGTCCAGCGATTTGCCTTTGGGGCGCGGCCCCATGTCTTTCAGGAAATTCTTGAACTTGTTCCACCGTTCACAAATCCTGATCCCGCGTCCACCGTAGTCAGCGTAGGCCGGATGCTTTGGATTCATACAGCGTTGACGCATCGAGCACCAAATAACAAACTCAGTGCGTCCTGTTCCACCGTGCTTGAACAGGTTGCTGGCAGCACCTCTGCGCGAATTTATCGCATTACTGCAATCCTTGCAGAGTCGTCTACTCCTGCAGGTTTGGATTCTCCGTTTCTTCCCGCACGAAGGGCATGCTTCGATTTTGTAGGTCCACGGCATTGCGGTTTACGCGAGGCCGGGGATTGCGTGCTTTCCGGTTTCCTGATCCTCTGTCGAATCCGGAGTCTCGTCGCCCTCTTCTTCGGGACGATCTTCGGCTTCGTGATCGAGGCCCATGGATTTGCCCATGTGCTGGTGAGCGGCGGCGTGAGTTTTGTGCTGCGAGTGGTGCGCGCCCGGGTGGTCGTTCTCTCCGGGTTTTGCGTCGCCGTGGAAGGAACTTACGTGGTGAAGATTCGAGCCTTTGTCGAACTCGTGATGGACCGCGTGCGCTGGACCGTGTTCGTTGACGTGATCGGTGATCGAAGTCGTTGAAGGTTGCGGGTGTTTCGGGCCCTGACCTCCATCTTTCTCGCCAGCTCCGGGCGTCCGCATCGGTGTTACTGTCGCGGATCCTTTGCTCGTGGACAACTCATCATGCATTCGAGCTCGGCTTGCCGAGTGGTGCCGAGTCCCGTCCTTCGCCATCATTGCCATTTGTCTCTCCCTTTACAGGAGCCTCCGCAGGCTTCGTGAAACGGGTTCGTGCTGCCGCTTCCTGTTGCTCTGCGTAGAATCGCTGTACTCGCTGCCAGGGAGTGCCGACTGGAGTCTCTAACTTCGGCGATGGCGGCGGTGCGCTGTCTTCCGTTGTGTTCACCTGCACTTGCCGGAGTGCTGGGGTCTCGACGTATCTCACTTTCGTGAGCTCGTCCCACAATTTCTGTTTCTCTTCTATAACACGTTTCAGCTCGTCGGCGTGAGCCTTTTTCAATTCGGTGCGCTCTCGCATGGACTCATACTGAAGTTGGAGGTTCAGCGCTTCGATCGCGGCGACGTGGACACGATGCGCTTCAACCAATCGAGCTTCCATCTCGATCTGCCGGCAGACCTGCTCTTTCCACAGCGCCACGATGCGTTCGGCATTCGCCTCGGCCGCTTCGGCCCTACGATTACGGAAAAGATTTGCGAAGAAGCTCATATTTTCTTCCTTCGTTGCTCTCGACGTTTTGCTGCTTCGCTTATGTGCTGACGATGCTCGCGTGAAAATGGCGGCAATGGTCGTCGGCCTTCGGCTTGCTGCTTAGGAGTTGCCCATCGGCAATTTCGTGGCGTGTAGTTGCCGTTTCTGTTGGGCCAACGGTCGAGCGTTTTTCCTGCTGGGCGCACTCCCATGTCGGCGAGGAAATTGGCAAAGCTCATCCATCTTCGACAAATTTTTATTCCGCGTCCACCGTAGTCCTTGAAGTGTTTGTGGTAGGAACGAAGGCAACGCAATTTCATGCAGTGCCAAGATTGGTACGTCCTGCTTACTCTCGCGTTCTTCCCACTGCCGGAAGTATGTCCGTGGACTTTTCTAAGCTGGTGTCCTACTTGGAAGGTCATCTTTTACGGCCTTATTCGCCTTTGCCATGACGGAATGATTTTACCGGGGCCTTGTGGTTTTCGATTTTCGGCTTGTTCTTTGTTCCATTCACGGAATGCAGCTATGTGGCGTTGCATTGGGTCTTTGATGCCAGCGAGTTTTTCCCGAAGAAGTTGGTTACGTGGTTTCTCGTTGGCTTCCAAAAGAAATCCAGCAACAGCATACCGCAGGGAGTCGCCGCAGTCATCCGTTAAACTCACGCCCTTCGGCTTCACGACATCTTCCGCCGAAACAGTGATGCCATCGCCGCGAACCAGCAGCGGAACAGATTCTGCAACTGTCTGGCAGGCGCCCTCGATCATGAACCACTCGTCGCTGTCGATCATTTCGTACATCGTCGTCCACCCAGCCACGCGATCATTGTTGCTGCGAGTAGGACGGGGCAATCCAGCGGCCGAGAGGTAGTCTCCGATCTCGTCAGCCACAGTCCTGTTCTCTACCGTGCGATTGAATCGTTCCCACGACAGGTGGACTGAATCGATGTCCCACGCGTAGCCTTCAGTTCCGTCGTCTTCGTTCTTCACTCGCGGGATCATGGCGATCAAAGCTTCCGTCTGCTGCTTTGGCGTATTCTCGTGCAGCACGAGTTCCGCGAGTGTCACATTCACGATGCGCGGCTTCTCGCTTTCAAAGCGTGGCTTCAGGATCGCCTTCGTCCAGAACGTGATCACCGCGAAGTGGCCGAAGCCATAGTCCCAGCCGACCCACACAGGCTGCCACCGCTCGAAGATGAACTTCGACGCCGGCAGCACGCGCGCATTCTCTTCCCAGTTATCGAAGTACTGGCCGCTGACGGTCTCGACGTTGCCCCAGCGGATCTTCTCGCGCAGCGGAGATTTCTCGAGTGATTCGACGTACTTCTTGTCCTTGATCAGGATGGGATTGTCGTCAACGGTCGAGTGCACGTACTGATAGTCGTCCGGATTATATTTCTCCGGATCCATTCCATGCACTGGCTTCTTCTCGATCCACAACTTCTTGATCCAGCCCCAGCCCACGCCCATGGGGTTCGTCGCTGATGCCATGCAGGGCCGCGCGCCTGGTATCGTGCAGCGGTTGCGTCCTTCCATCGCGTCGTAGATCAGGTACGGAAACTCGCCGAGCTCCTCGAAGCCGATGAAGAGAAACTCCGTCGATAGATATTTGCCGACATCCTCGATGCGTTCGCAGGCCGCGAAGTAAAGCTTGCTCTGGCGCATCACGCGCTTCGGCTTCTTCTTCGTTTCGTCTTCGTAGATTATTTCTCCGCTTTCAGGATCGTAGTCGTCGCACCAGACTGGCGGGAAGTACACGATGTGATCGCTCTTGTTGAACGTGCCCTTCTCTTGCGATCCCTTTTCGTAGAAGGCTTTGGGGACGTCCACTTCAAACTTGTCGATGACGGTGCGCTTCAGATCAGGAATGGTCTTGCGGAGGATGATACCGTTGGCGCCGGGGCAGTCGGTGAGGCACGCGATTGCTTCCATCAACAGTGCGCGTGATTTCGCAGACCCGAATCCTCCAACCTGCAGACGATGCTTCGCCGGAAGACAGTGAAAGAGTTCCTGCTTCGGCCAAGGTCTGTAGAAGTCGGAGATTTTCAGCGTGCGAGCTGGGTCTTGAACTGCGGTGGCCACGGAGAGAGGTTATCACTAAAAGTGGCAACACGGCGACGAGCCCGACGTACTACGCATCTGCTCTCGGAGATGGATTGGAGTTTTCGGCTCCGGTCTCGCGCCGTCTACACGGCTTACCCTTCGCGCCATCCCTGTGCTTCATCTGCATCGTCGCTGCCGCCGTGTTGCCTTTCGCGGTTGTATGGGTTAAACCTTCAACTTTTTCGTGAACTCCACGTAGAACTCATCACCGGGAACGAACGTACCGTAGACTGCCGGATTCGAGATGTACATGGTGATCTGTCCACTCGGTGTCGCTTCTGAAAAACGCTTATTCTCTTCCATGTTCGCCGCATCATCTTTCGATGGGTACACAGCCGAGAGCTTCACGCTGTGCGCCTTTGGTGGATGGAAAAAGTTCTCTACTGAATCAACGCGGAATTTCGCGATCACATCAGCCATATTGTCCTCTTGTATTTGCCGCGCTACTTGTCTCGGCTGATTTTCGCGGTACAGCTTTTCCGCAATGCGCCAGAGGCTGCCTTCCCTCCCAGGTTAACAGCCTCCGGACTTTCACATCCAGCACACCTGCAGGGGAGTCTACTTCGCCGTGCGAATTTCTTCAAGCGTCATGCCGCAGTGCAGGCAGATCAGTTCCTGCTTCGTGATCGTCGTGCGGTGAAACGCTTTCGATGGATCCGCGAGCTCCGTGTTCGGCACTTGTCTGTCGATTTGGCAGATCTGATGGCCGTTCACATGGCATACTCGCCTCTCCACGGTCTGCATCGACGACGTCTTCGGCTCGCTTTCCGTAGCCGCTGTCATCTGGTTGCTGACCACTCGATCTCGATTCCCCGGCAGATTGTTCTGCAGGACATATATCTCGTTCGCTTGATCGTTCGCTTTTTTGGCCACCTCCATCAACACTTGCCACATCTTCCGTATTGTTGGCGGTCTCTCTGTTGTCTTGCGTGCTTTCATCTTTTACCTTTCCTCGCTGCCCAACCGCTATGAAGTTGAATCGGTTCGGGAGCAATTCCACCATCCGAAACTCGAGATTCGGAAACTTTTCCTCGATGTACGCGGCGACGCGCTCGAGCTCGTGATCGATGTTCGCTTGATTGAACATCTTCCCGGGATTCGCAGTGAACTTGATCGGGAATATTTTCCCACCCACAAACACTTTGAACTCGATGTGCTTGTAGATCGGATCGCCTTTAGCGTTCTTCATTAGGCTTCTTTCGCGGATCGGGACGCAACAAACCTTCGGCGAGGATCGCTTTCATTCGTTCGGCGGTGAGCTTCTTATCTCCAGTCGTGAATTCTTTCTGGAACTGCTGGGCCGTCCAGCTCTCATCAACAGAGATGGCGACGAAGACCAGACCGTCCGGAGAAATAATCGCATTCCCTTGGCGCAGGAGATCGAGGCCCTCGAGATCGATGATGAGAATGTGCTTCTCGTCGCTGGTGTTGAAGTAGATCATGGCTGCCTATCCTACTCCTGAACTGGTTCGTACGTCTTCGCGAAAATGTCCGGCTTGCACGGATAGTTCTCGCCGGCGACGCCCGTGATGATCCAGTCTCCCGGGCAGACGATGTGGCCGCCTTCAGGCGTGTCGATCCAGCCGTGGATTTTCCGGATCCCACTGGATGCGCGTGTCACCCGTGTGATCGAGTGTGCTGAGTGTGCCCATCTTTCCTCCCCGATATTTTACTTCTTACCTTTCAACTCCCTGCGGAACTTGCAGATCTGGCAGTCCGGTCTGTCGCATCGATGAAGTCCACCATCTCCTGCGGTAACGGCGGCGGGAACAGGATCAGTTCCTCTTCCCTCTTTGTCCACGAAGGTGACGGAGGTGCGATGAACTCCTCCAGACACAGGACTTCTTCCGCGCGGCCGACTACGCCGTTCACGACGAGCAGGGTTTCCCATCCGTACGGAGTGCGCCGCACGATTGTCTGCACGCTTACCATTTCTCACCTTCGCTTCCCGGGCCGGGGAAGATATTTGTCTCTGGCACTGAGAGCGGATCCACTCAGCAAGCTTCATGTCATCTTGATCAGCCGCTCGTTTCCATTTTTCGTAAACATCGTCGTCCAGCTTCAAGAGATAGGTTTTCAAGTGATCAATCCTGAACTTTCTCCTCGGGGTCATCTGACCTGCGGTGTACTTAATTTTATTCGCCCTCGGCTTGTATTCCCTGATCAACCGCTTCTCGAGATCAATTGCCTCCTGTCGATTTGTGCACCAGTTCAGTTCAAGGACTTCGATATTTTTCTGATTTTCTTCAAACGTCTCATGCTTCCTGAATCGCTGCATTCCGATAAACGATCTGCCGACGTAGATGCAAGTACCTCTCTTGGACCACGCAACATAAACCAAGCAACTGTCAGCGGTGGCCGGATCTCGCATCGGGCTCATCTTAAAGGACAGTATATATAGTGGTCAAGAGTATATATTCACGAATGGCGTGGACAGAGATCCTTGTTCTCACCAATCGGCTTCGCGTAACTGGCGCAGATCGGCGCGTCGCAGGTGATCACACGGCCGTCGAGCGTGCGGCCCAGCTCGTAATCGCATTCTCGCGTAGCTTGCAGATGGCAGAACGCACACTTCTTCCCACGGCGTTTCGCAAAACGCACGATGGCCACGCTGCCATCCGGGAACTTGATGTGCTCACAGGGACTCATTCGCCTTCTTCGCTCGCTGGGGTTTCATGGCTGCTCCTTCGCTGGCGACGCGGAATCGCTTACTCCCCAGTTGTTTTCTATAAGCACCTGTTCAAGTATCTCGTCCGTTTCCTCGTTTGTTTGTGCGTAGAGAGCGTTTTTCATCGCCAGTAAAAGCGGCTCCCGTGCTGATTGGCGGATGGCCTCACGCTCACGCTCGATAATCGCATCTTTTTGCGCTTTCAATTTATCGAACTCGCTGCGTCCCATTGGCGCTTCATCGCGCTCCCCGCTCCCCTGCACGCTGGCTGGCACGGCCGCAACTTGTGAAGCATTCGCCATGCCCCAGTCGATTGGCATTCCAGCAGCTTCCTCTACCGCTTGCTGGTGGTCAGTTAGGTTGCGTGGCCGCTCGGCGGGCTTCTCCGCGAGGGCGGC